GGGTGTCTCGCGCTCTTTCCCCTTGATGAACTCAAGGCATTGCCGCGTAAAGATTCCCCCACCACCGAGACGGTCACGCTTGATGTCGTCGGCCAGCGCAAAGCCATGGCGTGGGCGCAATGGTGCCGTTTCGTGAACACGTGTACCGTCATTGCCAGCCGTCGCATAGATCGCCACGCGCTCGCAGGCCTCAGCCGCCATCATTGCCATTGCTGCCGCTGCGTCAAGGCGCGTGAAATCCGATTTCTCGCTGATTGCGCTGCCCATGCTGCCAGATACGTCCACGATGAAGATGCTGTAGCCCGGCAGCGTGACGCCGGCTTTCAGGCACCGTAGCATCATGGTCTCAAGCTCACGCTCCCAGCGCGGAGCGAACTTGGCCGCCTTGAGGAAGTCCAGGGGCAACAGCCATTCAGGGTCAATGTTGGCAAAGCCTGCCTGCATGACCGCGGGAGACACACCTGCCTCGTCCATGTTGCGCAGATTGCGCACGAATGCCAGCGCACCCAGCTTCTTCTCAGAGATCAGGCGTTCCCACGTTGCCTTCTTGTCCTTGCCCGTTGACAACGCCACTTCCCACGTATCAGGGGCGGGCAGCGTGCCGTCAACGAGTTTCTTCCATGTCTCTGCCTGGGCTGCGTCTTTGGGCTTGGCATGACAGAGGAACAGCACGTCACGCAGTTTCACGGCATCGTCACGGTCGTACTTTGCCAACTGGTACTCAGAGAAGCCCTGGAAGGCCGCGGCCAGTCCGCGCTTGACTTGCGCCGCCAGGGGTTGCTTCTTGTCCTTCCAGTACAGTGCCACGAAGTCAGTGAGCATGTCTGGGCGTGTGCAAATCTGCGGCAGAAGCGCCGCGACGTACTGCTTGTGTTCGGGCAGGCGCGCCATCTCGCGGGCGATGAACAGGGGCACATGCCGTAGCTTCTGGTCGACGCGGGCAGAGAGGGCGATGTCATACACGGCGCGGGGTTCGACTTGCGGCACAAGCGCGACGATGTTCTCGGTCACACTCTTGCCATCCTCGTAGAACACGTCCTCGAAGAGCAGGTTCGCCATGACCGACCGACGCAAAAGCGCCTCGGCATCTTGCCTGGCTGCGGTCATTCCATATCCGCCGGCCAAACGATGTTCGGGCGCTAGTCGATAGTCAAGGGGCTTGGTGTTCAGCTTCGCCATTGTCTATCCTCCTGTATTCTATTGCCGGGGAACAAACGCCTGGGGTTTTATCGCGCTCTACCGCTGAGCTACGTCCCCGCGGTGGGGACGGCAGGATTCGAACCTGCGACCACGTCATCCAATTGAAGGAACCCCAAACTACGCCACCGGACTGTTGCCTATTGCTGGGGAACATGCGGGAAGGGTGTAGCGGTATCGAAACCGCGACTTGGCGGTGAAGCCAAGTGTTAACCAGAAGTAACCCATACCCTACGCCACCAGACCATTTGCTTATGTCAGGGAACAGACGGCGAAGGAGTTTACTTTTAGCATAAGTATCCATCACCTGCGCCACTGACACCGGGATAATAGCACAGGTGGGGCGCCGTGTCTATAAGCCATTTGACGTATCTTTGTAATAAACAGTATGTTTGTCGCGCCGAATGCCCGCCCCCGTTGCCTGACGAGAGCGGGCATGGCGCGCCGTGACGCATCCGGTCGCTGAAGGAGGCAGCGCCGCCGACGCCACGGGATCCTGAAGGACTAGATCGGCGGCAGTAGCTTCAGACCCCTGGCCTCTGCCGGTTTCTGAATCAACTTGTACAGGACTTCGTGCACGATGTATGCGCCGACAGCGTAGGCGATGGCCCACTTGTACGGGTCAACGGTGGGATATTGCTGCAGCAGAAGTGCGACGCCTTGCGGTATGAGCGCAGAGAAGATCATCGCAAGGTACATTTTCATGGGGTCAATGACCTTGTCGATATTGTCCGGCGTGAAGTACATGACGAGATCGAGCAGCGCGACCGCGATCGCCCCGCCCGATGCGCTCACCAGCGCCAGGAACGCCCCCCACTCAGGGATGACCATATCGCCGTCAGCGGCCAGAGCAACTGACGTCGTCAACGCCACGAGCACGAGCACCAACAGCAGAACCCTCAAAAACCTCAGCATGTGATACCTCCTATCCCTCATACTGCGCACGGCCAGCACTACGCCGTGTGTCGTGCTACATCGGCCAGGTCACGGCGTCCAGTCGAGCACGCTTGTCTCCGCATCAGTGTAGTGGTCTTTCTGGAACACCACCAGCGCCGTCTTGCCGTCCAGTCGGAAGGCGGGCTGTGCGAAGTGCACGCCACCCGCGTCGAAAGGAATCTCGTCACCCCAGGGGATCATGCCGTGGCGGTAGCAGTACTTCTTCCCCCACGGATACAGCTTCATCTTCTCGTCGGCTTCCTTGCGCGCCTCGTCTGCGGGGACAACGACCGGCGGCTCGACAGGCGGCTCGACGACAACGGGCGGCGTCTCCGCAGTCAAGACGGGAATCGCGAGCGATTGGAAGCGCGCGATCACAGGCAGAGGATTGGCAAACGCCTGGTTGTCGACCCAGGCTGAGCGATTCCCCATCCCGCCCGGCACGCCGATCCAGTAGTAGAGGCAGTCCACGCCATGCGACGCCCAGGGCATCATCGCCTGGCGGCCGTTGAGCTCTGCGTGTAGTTGCAGATCGTCACGACACTCAGACGGCTCGATGCCGGTCTCGGTTGACTGCATTTTGATGCGATAATTGGCGATGCCGGCAGCCTTGCCAATGAGCGCACCGAGTTTCGTCTGCCAGCGTTCGTAACTGCGGAACGCAAAGCCGGTGCGATCCCCCGGCTCAGTCGGGTCCTTCTCGGGCGGGAATGTCACCCCAGCGGGTATCGATTGGTCACGGTCTTGACCGTAGTACTTACCCGTCCGCGCATGGATGGCAAACCAACTCCCCAGGACAGCATCCAGCCAGCCCTTGTCGATCATGCGCTGCACCATCGGGAGCACCCAATCTTCGAGCCTGTCGCCCTCGAAGGCCGGGCTGAGCGGGATGAGGCCAGCCCGCGCGCAGTTGTCGGCGTGGTCGCGCCAGTGCCGGCAGCAAATGTCTATGAGTTGGGCCTTCGACAGCGCCTTGACCTCTGCCTTGACGCCGTCTGCGCGCACCTCGTTGTCGATCTCATTGATGCAGCCCTCAGCAAAGACGGCGCCTGCCTCGTGATAAGCGACCAGCTCCGCCAGCGGCGTCACCGCGAAGCCGTCATTGACATGGGCATAGCGCCGGATGCCACAGGTGAAGCCCGCGGCTGTCCACGCCCGCAGGATAGCCAACTGGAGCGCACTCGCACCCTGCACCAACTCCTTGTGACGGGTCATGTGCATGGACTGCGCCAGCCGGATGTCAGCGTCGAGTTGCGCAGCGATGCCCTGGCTGTTCTTGGCGTAGCGCGTGTCCCCATGCCAGGCGCTACCGTGCCAGCCCACACCGGTATCGTTCGCCGGCCGTTGCCATGTGTCTGCAAGACTTGTCATCGTCCCTCCCTGCAACTCCCTCATAAGTCGATCCCACGGCAAACCTGCGCCGGGACAGTTAGCCCTCGTTACCGCGTCTATCTCGCTGTGCCCGATGATGTGCTCCCTGTCGAGCGGTATCCCCCAGCGCGCTGCAATCTCCCGAATCAGCGCCACGTCTGCCGCCAGCATCTCTCGCGTCCACGGCTCGCCGCTGTGCCCTTCGTGCTCCAACGAGATCGTGACGAGATTGGCGTTGACACTATCCGGCGGCAGTAGCGCCCAGGTCGGCTTGTTGCGCACACCGTTGGCCCAGGCGCTATCTTCCTCAGCGACGTACTGCGTCACCTGCCCCGCCTTCGATATTGCGTAATGTGAGCTTGCCTCTGCCGCTGGATTAGCAAACCATGAATCACAGGCGGCTTGGCTGCCTTCCATGACATGCAGAACTATACCGATGACGGTCTGGCCGTTGCGGCCGTGCACGCCGCGGGGATAGCCCCAATTTGTGGTTTGCACTTGGCGAATATTCACTACTATCTCCCTACGCCAGACACGCGCTGTTCGGGCGAGCGAAGGCGCCAAAGTACTTGGTAGCAGCTGCATCATAGGCATCGCGTGCCGCCAACTTGTCATTGTAATAGCCGAGATGTATCGTCTTACCGTTGATCTGGATGTGCGCGTGCCACTTTCTCCCCCTGCGATACCAGGTCACTCCCTTGTAGCCGGAAGTGTTGGTTGTCGGTATCTTGCTGTTTCTCACGTTCTCAGCCGGGGTGCATAGGCGCAGATTGCAGCGGCGGTTGTCAAGGGAGTCCCTATTGATATGATCCACCGGCATCCCCCTTGGCGCACCCAATATGTAGCGCGCCATATTGAGTACTCCCCCGCCATCCCCCCTACAAACTGCTACAAACTGTCCGTCTCGCCGTTCTGTGAGCGCAGCATCTCGACGAGGCGGGCGAGCTGCGCGGGCGTGAGGATCATGGCGTCCTCCACAGTGATACCCCATGCCACACGAAATCTTCCTGTGATGCGATGTGCACCGTATCGCCGCCTGCGCCGATCGGCAACTTGACCGTCTTGTACTGACCGTCATTTGCCCGGTCGATCTGGTACGATGCACCGCCGTACCAGACAACGATCGGGCCCAGGCCAACATCGAGGAACTTGAACTCGATGGTCAGGTTCTGGCCGTTGCCTTTCCACCTGCTGTCAATTGCAACGGTCAGGCTCTTGGTGCGGCGTAGCATTGACGCCCATAAGCCGTCTTTCTGCGCCTCAGTCAGCGATGTCCACGGCTCGTAGTAGGCTCCGCCTGTGCCGCTCACTGTTAAGCCAGCTTCCAGATTGCGCGGCCATCCCGTCCACTCGCCGGTGACAAACTCGACAGTTGGGCACTTCGCCGTCGCGTTGTAGCAGGTGCTATACGCCTTTATCCACACTTCCGGCGTCGTCTCGATGTCGCGCCCCGTTTGCACCATGAACGTGCGCAGCACTGACTTGTCCGCCCAGTACCATCCCCCCATCATGTCAAACCAACGGGGCATTGGCATCATGGCAATGCTTAGTTGCTTATACAGATCGGCGCTCGACCCCCAACTGTAGGCGTTCTCAAACGCTATCTGTTTGGTCGTGGAGTATTGCATCGGCCACCACAGCACCGTCCCGCGCCCCCCGTAATTCGGGCTGTCTGGCGTGATACGGGCTTGGTGCAGGCCGAGATTCAGATCAATGAACAGCGCCGGGTCTACATCCGAGCTGTAGCCCATATAGGCGGGTGTGGCCGGATTCCACCAGCCCGGCAGATCGCGATTCGTGTCAAAGCCGGGGTATAGCTTCTGTGCGGTATTGCGTAGGCCAGCACAGCCGGCATAGGCATCCTGCAAAGGATTGCCCCACTCACCGTCCATGCCTCCCAGGCCATAAAGAAACGTCACACCCTTGCCGGCGTAATGGCCGGACAGCGCCTCAACGAACGATTGTGCCGCCGACTTCCAGACGGGATTGTCATACTTCGGCACCACCCACAGGCTGTAGTCCCAGAGGCTTCCCTGCACCTGGGCGGCTTTGTAATCTGTGAACACACAGGGCATCTTAACCCAGTAGCTTCCGTTGTCAGACGTGACCTGCGTTCCATCGAGGCGCAAGACAGTGAACGGCAGCGCTGCACGCATCTTGACTTTCAGCCAGGCGGGCGTGAGATCGTCGAACACGAACCCGCCTTTGATGCCAGTGACAGGAGGGTACTTTGATGGCCGATTGCTGATACTGCCGCTGACCTTGACAATAATCTGCTTCGGTGCAAGGCCGTCCGGAGTCTCCATCTGCAGCAGTGCTGCGCCGGCCAGCATCTTGTCGATGACTCCGTAGTTTATGACACCTTCTTCCGGCTCGAGCTCATACCAGAACGTCTGAAACACACCCCCCAGGAGCACAGCATCACGGAAACGGGGATCAGGGTCATGGTCGCGCACCGCCTGCCAGTCCATGCCCCCCGCGGTGCGGAAGGCGTTGACGCTCTTGTAGTTTCCGTATGAATCGAGGCCATCAATGCACATGGTCATCTGTTCGCCGCTTGGCAGCTTACCGAGCGCGTAGCCGCTGGAGCAAGGGTAATCGTACTGAGAGTATAAGCCCGGCGTGTCTTGCGGCTCCCCGATCGGTGGCGGGGTACGGGTAATGACTGGCAGTGGCGTTGCTGAAGGTGATGGTGTGCCTTTCGTTGGCGTCGCGCTTGGTGTGACGAGCGTGCCGGGCAAACAACAGACGAAGCCTTGACCGCACGCGCCGTCACGGTCAATCGTGCCTGGACAGGGCAACTCGACCCGTAAGCAATTCTGTGCATACTCGAAACAGACATGGCCGGACACCGTGGCCGTGACCCCCGGCGTGATCGGCTTGACGGTCGCTGTCGCCGTGCGCGTCGGCGCCTGCGTCGGCGTGCCCGTCGCCGTGCGCGTTGGCGCCTGCGTCGGTGTGGCCGTCGCTGTCTCCGTTGCGCAGATCGGGCACGCGGGCGGCGGCGTGTATGTCGGATATGGCGTGTAGGTTGGATACGGTGTCAACGTAGCCGACGGTGTTACCGTCGGCGGCACAGTACATGCGGCCAACAACAAACACAAGGCGGCTATCGCCAAAGCGTACCCGTATCGCATCTTGACAATCTCCCGTTCATACCTTATACTGTCTGTGCTGAGACTGCTAGACCGCCCAAGGGTGATCTTCTATGCCCTCTTTTGGGTTAAACGCGGTGCAGTCTCAGCAACTCACCCGCCCAGAGGAGGGCACCCATGTCTCTATGTCAATGCGGTTGTGGTAAGGAAGCTCGCCCCAACAGACGGTACATCAATGGCCACAACGGTTCTGCCACGTCATCGCAAACAGAACGTTTCTGGTCAAGGATTGATAAATCAGGCGGCCCTGACGCCTGCTGGCCGTGGATGGCAGGAAAAAGCAGACGATATGGATGCTTTCGATTCAATGGTCACAATAGACACTCGCCTACATTCTGACGCACGGATCAATCCCACTTGGTCTATCCATCTGCCATCGCTGCGACAATCCGCCTTGTTGCAATCCGGCACACCTGTACGCCGGATCACACTCTGACAATGCCCGCGATGCCGTGCGCGCCGGTGCCGTCATACCGCCCCATCATCGCGGTGAGAGAAATCACAATGCCAAACTGACAGATGTCAAAGTGCGCACCATTCGCCGTCTTTATGCAACGGGTGATACCTCGGAGCGCATCTTGGCGAGACAGTTTGATGTCAGTCGCGCCCTCATAAGGCATATCATAAAACGCCAGATATGGACACACGTCTAATGGTCGGCAGCGGCGTCGGCGTCACCTCGCACGCGGCGAGCAGGACGAGCAGCGGAATCAGGATAGCAAGTCGTCTCATGTCTCTCCTCATGGTCCACACGTAAACGGTATGACCGCAACCGCGGCGCGGCTGGTCTGCGTCTGCACGCCGATGCGCAGCTCATACTCGCCCTTTGGCAGCGGCTCAGCCAGAGGCATCCGGTTGACGGCGACATAGGTCTGCGCAACCAACGTCGTGGCATAGCGCGGCGCGGTCTCCCATACAGCCGTCCTCTGCTCTGTGATGCTGTAGATCGAGCGCACGGCCATAATCACGACGGGAGCTTGTCGATAGCGAATGCGCACGGCATAGGTGATGCTGTCACCGCACGCCACGCTGATGATCTCTGCCTGCTCGAATTGCGCCGGCGGCCGCGCCCCATCGGTGTAGATGAGGAATGCGAGCGCGCCTGTTGCCACGCAGACGGCGGCCAGGAGTGCGACGATAACCCACGTAATGCGGCCCACCACTGCCATGCCGTTGCCAGCGCCCCCGGTGCCGCCTGTTCCACCAACGCCGCCCACGCCACCTGTGCCCGTTTGTCCGCCAGTGCCGCCCGTGCCGCCGGGCCCGCCCTGACCGCCCTGACCGCCCGTGCCGCCCTGACCGCCCGTGCCGCCCTGACCGTCGCGCCCTTCCTCCCCCTGTTGTCCTGTCATTTTGTTCCCCCCAGCAATTGCATAAGCAAGGTCACGAACGTACCAACGCCCGTCGCCCCTGTCAGACCAAGCCCTAGCGCCATGCCCTTGAGCATGGATGCCGTCTGCTTCTTGTCCTCATTCAGGATGTTGACAGCCGTCTCTAGCGCCTTGACCCGTGGCCGCAAGCCCAGGACGTCGCTATTCGGATCGCCATCGATGATCGTCTTCAAGCGATCAATCGCCTCCGCATTCTCCTTGCCGTGATCGCCCTTCTGCAGCGTGTCCACACAGCCCGCGACCGCGTCGAGTTGCTTCTTGAGTGCGTCAACTTCTGCCTGCATTGGCCCTTTCGGTGGCGTCATCTGCCCGTCCTCATTATCCAGCGTTGCGCCGCTGGTTGTTATCGTGCGTATGCTTTCCCCTACTCTTTGGCCCGGCGTCACCCGCCGGTGTCTACTGTGCAGCTACGTCCAGCCCCTCGCGACCTTGCCCGCCAGCAGTGCGTCCACCGTACCCTTGCCACCCGTCGGCGTGATCTGGCAGGCTTCCTGCTGGTCTGGCTCCCCCCGCACGTACTGCGTCTGGCCGATGTAGATGTTGCCCAACTCCGGCATCTCGCGAATCCGGAAGCGCAGCCCCGCCCGAATCAGTGGCAGCGGATAGAGTGACCCGCTCGCAGACCTGGGCGGCGATGTCAGCGTGAACGACTGTGCGATGTAGCGTGGCTCTTTGTACTGCGCCAGGTAGCGATTACGCAGGTACAGCGCCGTCGTCCCTGAGGTGATCTTGCCCGCCGTCTCCTGCTTCCACAGTTGCCCGTAGCGGCCCACACTGGTTGTGTCAAGCCCGATCGCCTTGTACGATGTGCCGCCGTAGAACACGTCAAGTTGGTTCACCGTGTCGCTCAGCGACTGGTTCATGGCGTAGCTGCCCACAATGTCATTGAGCGAGATGTCCAGGTCATAGGCCGACGTGTCCAGCTTGACGATGCGCGTCTCGGGCAACGTCCCGCCATCGAAGTTATACAAATCCATGCTGGGGAAGGTCGCACTGCCGACCGTGATGCCGACGTTGTCAACGTAGATGTCGCGCGCTGCCACGCCTGCCGCCGTCGTGCCCCAATACACGATCTGCGCCGCCGCCGCGCCGGTGTTGATGCCCGCCTGTGTCACGACGGTTCTGCCGTCGAGCATGGCCGTCAGCGTGCCCGCAACAGCATTGCGATTGATGTAGATGCCGACGTGGTGCCAGCAGCCCGCGCCCAGGACGGTGGGCGACGCGCCGTAGTAGTTCGTCGCCGTCGCCTGACACCACAGCCCCAGGTTGTGCGTTGCATCAGAGCGCAGGGAGGCCAGCACTGTCCCGCCGCCGGTGTAGATCGTGATGTACTGGTGAGCCTCATTCGGTCGATTGTTCGGCACGTAAATCCAGGCGGTCGCGACCATTTGGTCATTCGCTGCGCCCGCGCCGATGTCCTTGTAGAAGCGCGATGACCCGCCGCCGGGAGCGGCACATCGCAGGCAGGACCCGCCGCGCATGTACAGGCCCGTGCTGACAACCGGCGCTGTGCCCGCCGTGCCCGTCATGCTGCCTGTGTCCGAGCAGTCATCGTAGAACGTGAAACCGGCTGTGTTCGGAAACGTCGGCTTGGGCGGCAAGCAGAGGAATGTCCAGGGCGACGTTGACGAGTCGCCGAAGCGCAGGCACTCCGCGATGACCGTCTGCACGTTGCTGGCTGACCACGACATTGCTTCCAGATCGATGCCCGGATCGTCCCACTCTGCTGAGCCGATGCCCACGTCCTCGACGTTGCCCCACAGCGCGGCGCGGATGAAGTCAGCCGCCGTGTAGCCGTTCGACTGATACGTCTGGTTGAAGGGTCGCTTCGCCATCACGCCCCACGGCCCGATAGCGCGCAGCTCGATCTTGCGGTCAGCGCCCGCGAACGTCGGCACATTATCCCACAGTGTGCCCCACCACACGATGCTTGTGCCGTGATAGACCACGAAGCGCAGACCATTCAGCCGCAGCCGTGAGATCGACGTGTCCCACGGAATGCGACAGGATGCGATGGACATGCCGCCCGGCATGACCGTCTCGTAGGTCAGGCCGGATGCGTACTCCATCACATTCTTGACTGCGTAGTGTGTCAGTCCCCCACGCGTGAGCAGGGCTACTCTCATTAGCGCCCCCAGAGATAGCGGTACTGCGCCTGGACAAAGAGGGAGACGGCGTCGGCGGGCGTCTGGTCAGATGCGGTGTCGGCGCGGTTGCCGATGCTGTTCCCGTACACCCATTTGCGCGGCGTCAGTAACTGCACATCGCCGATGTAGGCGTTCTGCGCCGACAACTCCAGGGTGATGTCGCCGGATAGCGGCGCTGAGCTATAGCAGGTGTTGGCGATGTTGTCGATGACGCCGTTCAGGCTGGTGGGGATGGTGATCTGATTGACGCCATCAGCGGGCATGAAGACGAAGTAGTCCACATCCAGGTTGATCACGGACGTCGCCGACACATCGAACATAAAGGAAATGATGTACGCCGATGCCTGCACCGCCTGCTTGTTTTGCCCGTAGAAGCCGGGCGTTTGCCGCATGACGGGAATGTCCAGTGTGCCCAGATCGAGAACCGTCCACTTCCCGATACGGTCAGCGTAAACAGCGTCAGTTATCTGATTTGATGCCGCATGGGATGACAGATTGGAGAGAAAGGTGCCGCCAGCAACGCGCTGCGCAATGCTACATAGATACGTTGTCAATCCAGTCGCCGCGGCGTTGTCCTTGACGACTGCCAGGATTTTGTAACGCCCGGCAACGTAGGGGAACTTGCGGGCATCCGCAAGCACGGTATACATCGCTGTCCAGTCTGTGCTGTCCTCTCGCTGGTAGCTTCCGCCCGACCGAGTTGCGCCAGCCGTATCCGTTGAAGAGCCGCCCGTAATCTCGACGTACCAATCTTTGGACTCAATAACGTTGATGCTGAGCGGAAAAGTGGCATTCCTGTGCAGGGCGAAATAGACAGGGCCGCCCCCTGCCCCCGCATTCAGGATGATAAACCGCGACAGCGCGTCCACATCCCCCGCCACGCCAGCGATGTAGAAACTATTCTTGTTGCTGGCGTCGTCTGTGCCCTGCAATGCCCCGCCGATCGTGCTCGTCCAGACCAGCCCCAACTCAGACTTGCCGCGGCCATGCCGGTAGAGGTCGAGCACTGTCTTGCCGCTGTCAAAGGCGACGTCCGGCCCCCAGATGCGCAGATCGGCGATGTAGCCGTCAAACTGACCAGCTGCGGCTGTGCTCGATCCGACGTAGACATATGAGCCGAAGGCGTCCAGGTTGGTCCATGTGCCGGATGCCGCCACGGTGTTATCGACCATGACGCCATCGAGCCATAGCTCCAGCGGCCCGCTCTTGTCCCACGTGACAACGACGTGATGCCAGTTTTCCACGGCAAGCGTGCTGGCCGCCCAGGTTGTGGCATTCACGGCATAGGTCAGTTGACGCAGGCCTGCCGCCGTCGAGCCAAAGATATTGACGACTAGGTTATTAGTCGATGACTTGGCAAGGCTTAATTGCCCCACGCTGCTTGCCGTGACTGCTGTGTCAAGAATGGTGTGCGCCACGCCGTCATCGCCCGCCCACTCGGTCTTGCACCACACCGACAGCATCCCCTTGCCGTAGTAGAGCACCTCATACCCCGGATGTGGCGTCCACTTCGTGCGCATACGCCACTGGCCAGCGGTGCGCACCGTCGTGCTGTTGTGCGCTGTGCCAGAGAAGGCCAGCCCGGGCCCCTGATCGCCCAGAGCGAACGGCGTGACGTATGCCTTGAGCTCAAGCTGCCAGTTGTCCACGATGACGGTCTTGCCGGGATAGATGACAATGCCGTTCGCCCGCGCCACTGCGTCGCCGGTGAATGTGCCCGTCAGCCGATACCAGCCCGGGTTATCCGGGTCAGCCGTTGCGACCGTGTCGATCATGGCTTCGCCGCCCGCCACGCCCGCATAGAGCTTGCAGTCTGTGCCCGGCACAACCGCGCTGCCATCGGTGTAGGCGTAGCAGGAGAGCGCATAGGTCGCCGCTGTGAGTGTCTTGGTCGAGTACAGCCAGCGATTGAGGGCGGCGTCGGTGTTGCATAGCTTGCACGCCTGGAAGGTGATCATGTCGCGCGGATTGTGCACGCGCTCATACTCGACAGTGGTTACCAGCGCCGCGCTCGATGCCGCCCAATCCGTCAGGTAGGTCGCGTGCTCGAAGCTGGGATTGAGGAACAGGTTGGTCGTGCCTGCCCAGATGTGCAGATCGCCGTCATCGTTGAAGCGCTGCCAGCCGGCGGCCTCAGCCAGAAACATGGGCTTGCCGACGCCATAGGGTGCACAGGTCAGGGTGAGGGTCACGTTGCGCACGTTGTTCTGCACGACGTCAGTGAACGAGTAGACCGTTGCCGGCATGTCCAGGTATCCGGCCAGCACTTCATGGAAGACCGCCCCGCGGCCAAAGAGTATTGTCCCTGTCAATCCCTCATCAGCCTGGCGTACCAGGTAGACGGCGTCACGTGAGCCGGATTCCTGGGCGCTCTTTGCATCCTGGAAGAAGTCCGTCAACTGGCGCAGTGTGCGCAGCAGCATGGCGCGGCCCGTCTGGTTACCGAGCGACAGGGTCAGCACGATATCCCGATTCGCCGTCGCCGATGACGTGCGCCGTGCGCCGCCGGCTGAGAGCGAGGGCGCGCCGAAGATGACTTGCCCGCGTGGCGGTGTGACGTTGCCGCCGCCGTCGCTCATGGTCCAACCCGCCGTTGACGACGTTGCCCGTATCAGGGACAGCTCCCGCTTGCCGCAGACGAGCTTCTGCACCCATGCCATGCGTGTTTCTCCTAGTAGTCCGGCATCGTTATCGTGGCAACCTGCGCTGAGCGCACACCCAGCCCGGCGAGCGCCCGGTCAACGATAGCCTGTGCGATGGCCTGCACGTCGCCATCGTTGCGCACCACAAAGTTGTTGCCGGTAATGTTGATGCTCACAGTCTGGTTGCTGCTGGTCGCGGCTGCTGCGCTACTGCTGCTTGCGCCGGCCGGCGTCAGAACGAGCGGCAGACCGCTGGTCAACAGATCAAGTTGGCGCTCCAATTCCTCACGGTCAGGGCTGTTCGCGACGGCCCATGTGATGCCCTGGATGAAGCTGAGGCCCATGTTCTTGCCCCACTCGCCCCAGGACGTGGCATGGGACACAGCCTCGACCCATTTCTGCATGTCACCCATCGCCCGGTCGAGCGTGCCCATGTCCAGACCCTTGTAGTCGGCCAGTTGGTGCATGATCTGCAACATGCCGTTGAAGGATTCGACCGCCGGTGTGAGCGACAGGCCGATGTCCTTAATCTTCTGGAGTTGGTCCTCGTCAACGGCGATAGACGCCAGCTTGCCGACGAAGGCCGATACGTCATCAGAGAAGCGCGCTGCCGAATCGGAGAAGTTAAGCGGGCGATACCAGCCACCAATCTTGATGAACAGGTCGAGCAGCCCGGTCAAGGCGCCGGAGATCGGCGACAGCGCCGTTCCCACCGCGCCGGCGTCCTTGACGATCTGGATGCCGCCCAGCCGGTCTACCATTGCGGTCATCTCGCGCACGATAAGCTCGACGTCCTGCGCCAGGCTGAAGATCTTCCCCTGCGCCGGCCGGGTGTAGAAGCGCACCTTGTCCACCGTCTCCGTCCACGTTTTGATCGGTGAGACGATCTCCGTCAGGAAGTCCGCCGCATTCTGCGCCGCTTCGCTGATGGATAGGCCGCTCAGTTGTGTTGCCATCGTCGAGACCAGATCGCGTAGATCGGCGGCCAGCGCCGTGATCTGCGCCGGGATGTCCTGCGCGGCTGAGCGTGCGAGCGCCGCGTAATCGCGGATGGCCGTGAGCGCAGAGACAGCCGTAGACATTGGCGACAGCACGCTGTCGAGTTGGTCTGCAAAGGCGACCATCTCCGGCGTCAGCGTGAGCACGTCGTCGCCGCTTGTCCAGCCGGCCATCTTATCGACCCAGGCGCGGGTAGCGGTGTCGATCTCGGACATGGCCGCATCGAGCGAGACCGTGCCATCAGCGACCTTGGCTGCCAGGTCAACGGCAGCGGACGTGACACTGATAACTGTGGAAAGCGGAGACAGGACAGCGCCCAGGTTTGCGGCCAGGGTAATCATGGCTTCGGTGATCAGCAGCGGCGCGCCGGTGGGATCGCCTGCCCCGTTCTGGCCCGTCGCCCAGCGCGACAACTGCTCGAGCAGATCGCGCGTGGCGGCATTCATGAAGGCAACGGCCTCTGTCAGGGTCGGGAAGCCATCTTTACCGGCCTTGTTTGCCAGATCGCTGGCCGCGCCCACCACACTGATGACCGACGAGAATGGTGACAGCGCCGTCGTCAAGCTCTCTGCCAGATCGGTCATTCCCTTTGTGATGGCCAGCGGCGCGCCGGTCGGCAGATCGCCCAGGCCGCCCGTCGCCCACATCGTCAACTGGTCAAGCAGCGCTCGCGTGGCCGTGTTGACGAAGGCTAGAGCATCAGTCAGTGAGGGGAACCCGTCTTCCCCTGCCTTGCGCGCCAGGTCAGTCGCCGCGCTCACGACGGAGATAACCGACGAGAAGGGCGACAACACGGCGCTCAGATTCTTTGCCAGGTCCAACATACCCGCGCTGATGATAAGCGGGGCCACACTCCACGACTGGTTGCCTTCACGATCATACGTCGTGACGCCATCAGCCCAGACCTGCAACTGACTGAGCATCGCCCGCGTCGCCGTGTCCAGGAAGGCCAGGCCGTCAGTGATGCCGTACTCACCCTCCGCCAACTTGCGCGATAGGTCAACGAGCGCCGATGACACACTGAGCGCCGTTTGCAGCGGCGAGAGGACGTCCTGCAGGTCAACAGCAAAGCCTTTCGTCCGGTCAACCGCGTCGCCCAGGCTGGTATGCAGGCTGTCGAGCACGCCGATCATTTGCTCGATGCCGCCGGCCAGATTGGCAAAGGCGTGCTCGGCCAGGAGCGGGAACTCAGCCGCATCCTGGAGCGGCTGTACAATCGCCGACAGCGCATCGCCCACGGTCTTGACGGATGTCGCCATGCCCTGCGCCGCAGCGAGACTCAGCCCCTTCTTGACGAGCTCGCCCTCCATGTAGGCCATGCCCTGGACAAGGGCAAACAGCGCGCCGGTGATGTTGCCGAAGTCGCCCACGGTAAAGACGGGGTAGGCAGCGGCCTTGCGCAACGGCTCGACGACTTTGTCCATTGCGTCGCCGACCAGGCCGGCGGTCGTCGCCAGGCTGCTTGCTGCCGCCAGCCCTTCGTCGTCGAAATAGGTCGCCATCCAGACCATGCCGCGTACCAGATTGCGCATGGCCTCGGTCATGTTGCCGAACATGCCGACAACGAAGGTCGGGAAGTCAGCGGCGGATTTCAGTGGGTCAACCATGCTGCCAATCGCACTGCCGATCGCCCCGGCTGTCTCGGCCAGTTGCTTGGCGGCGACCATCGCCTCGGTGTCCCATTGCCCGGCGGCGGCAATCAGTTGCCCGGAGATGTAGATCAAATCAGCGACGACGGAGTCAATGTCTGAGCGGCTGGGCGCGGTATAGTCCTTCAGCTTGGCAAGTGCATCGACGCCCGCCCCAAACGCACCCAAGAGGCTGTTGGCTGTGTCGCCGAAGTTGCGAATTGGCTCCCATTGCAGCGCCCGATCAAAGCGGTTGCCGGCGTCAATAAGGCGACCCGTTATGTAGAGCACGTCAGCAAACGCCTGATCAACCGCGCTCGTTGTGGGACTGGTATAGTCCTTGAGCTTGGCAAGGGCATCCATGCCGGCGGCAAAGGCAGACACGACACTCGACACGCTATCGGCCATGTCCTTGACGCGGGGATCGATGGACAGCCCGGCAAAGAGGGCAAGCACGCGCTGAATGGAGGAGACGACGGATTCGGCAGAGGCGACGCCTGCGCTCGCGCTGGACGCGCTGCTCGACCACGATGCCCCGGACAGCGATGCAGACATGCTGAGAGCAGGAGACTGTATGCCTCCTGGATCGATGACGATTGGCTCTGGCGTCGGCACTTCTGGCGTCGGCACTTCTGGAGCCAACGGAGACGGACCAGCCGCCAGGCCAGCCACGACGGTGCCGTACAATCGCGCCTTACGGATAAGCTCGTCCCAGTACTCTTGCAGCGCCTTGGACATGCGCGACGTGTTCCCGTCAAACGAGTTCATGATTCCGGTGACCGATCCCGTCACAGACTGCGCCACATCCGGGCCCTTGTCCTCGATCTCCTTCATCAGGCGCGTGATGTTCAGCCCGATCTTCTCTTCATCGGTCTGCACAATGCCGGACGCCTTGCGCCAGGCGTCGGCCTGCTCGTCGGTGATCTGCCCGGACATCTGGAAGTCGGTGATCTGTGCGCCGACCATCTCCTTCCAGGCGGCCTTGACCTTATTGATGGCGTCACTGCCCTGGTTGCCCCAGTTGTTATTAGCCGCCGTCATGTCGCCCATCTTGCTTTCAGTCTGGGCGATCTCGTTACGCGTCTGGGCGATCTCTGTCTCAAGTTGCTTGATCTTGTTGGGATCCGGAAACTTCCAATTGAGGTCTTTGGCTGTGCTGATGCCCTGCACGCGGCGCAGGTTCTCTTCCAGCCCGGGCAGTTTGGCCTTGAGCTCGTCGACCTTGAGCGCCTGGGCCTCGAAGTCCAGTCCGCCAAATGGCTGTGCGCCAATCGGCTTGTTCACATCTGCGAGCGCCGAGGTCAGGCCAGAGAGCTTACCGAGCATGGCTTGGGCTGCCGAGGCACTGTCGGCCATAGCCTTCTTGGCCTTTTCGCCGGCCTGCTCTGCCCGTACCCCGGTAACCTCATAGGCGGCTGCGACGTTGGCAAGCATAATGTCCAGATCGGACATGCTCTCGCCCGTCGTGTTGGTTGCGGCTTCCAGGCCACCCAGGTCAATGACGGCGGCGGCAGTGGCGACCGCTACATCCTGTATGACCTTGCCGTAATCCTGCGCTGCCTGCTGTGCATTGCGGAAGCCCGCTATCTCTTGATCTTGTGTCTTGCCATGCCCCAGCGTGGCGATAGTCGCCTGCCGCAAACCGTCTTCCAGTTCTTTGACACGAGCGGTCAGGTCTGCATAATGCTGTGCAACTTCCGGCGTCTTATCATTACCGTACCAGCGATCAATCTCTTCGATTTCCGCTTTCAGCAGGCGATACTCATTGCCGGCTTCGCCCAGTCGATCCGCTGTCTTGGCGAGTTCGTCGCGGTGCTGTGCCTCGCGCGCGTTCCCTTCGTCGATAGCCCGGCCAACAAGCGCCACGCCACCAGCCACTAGAGCGGCGGCAACCAACACGGGCCCGAAGGCAAGCGCGAAGGTCGTCAACGCCCCGATCGCCGCGGGGATCGTGACAGACGTGAGCGTACCCAGCGCTGGGATAACCTGCGCCGACACGATGACGGCCAATCCGGCCAGAATGGGCCCGGTGTTATTCTTGATGAAGTCACCGAGCGCCGGGAGCGGCCCATTGAGCAGGTCGATCAGTGCGCCAACCAATGTGGTGACGGTTGGCAGTAGCTTTGTGCCAATGCTTGCGCCTAGATCGCCCATCATCGCCGACAAGATGCGTTGCTGGTTGGCTAGTCCGCTTGAGGTACGGGCAAAGTCACCCTGTGCGAGCTTCGTCTGCTCCATGATGAGGGCATAGGACGCCGTGGCCTTGGTTGATGCGGTCAGCGCCCCGGTGCCGCTGTACAGGCCCATCTCAAGCGCTTTCGTCTTGATGATGGTTTCATTGATGTTGACACCCAGCGACTTGAGCGGCTCTGATTCCCCCGTCAGTCCGGCGCGCAGCTTGTCGAGCACGAGCGACGGGTCCATGTTGTTGAAGGAGGCGAGATCGGACGCAAGTTGCACTAGTCCGATGGACATGCCGGCGCTGGCCGCCTCAGTCATGTCCATCGACCGGAACAAGTTGCCATATGTTCCGGCGGCGGCGAGCGCCGCGTTCTTGGTCATGCCGAGCGCCGAGTCCGATGTCTCAGCGAACTTCTTGACCGCGTCCGCCTGCGTACCGAACACGACGCCGACCTTGGACACGGTCTCAGCAAGATCAGATGCCGACGTCACCGCGCCCCTGATGGCCCCCACGGCGGCATACACACCCGCTGCAACGCTCGCGATGCCGACCATCTTGCCGATCTCTTTCATCGCGTCGCCCAGACCGGACACGGCTTTGGTCGCCTGCGGTGCAGCCGCGCCCATATCTCCCATTGCCGACTTGACGGCCTTCAGGGTAGATGACGCCTTGTCCGCTGCGGTAATATTGATCTGGACGGTGGTATCTGCCACGGCTCCCCCGTAAAACACAACAGGGCGACTCCCGGCCATTACTGGTCGGTGTCGCCCTGCTTATTGCGGGTCTTTGATGGGTATTCGCTTACTCGACTGGTATCGGTTCCTTGGGTAGTCCGAACGTTCCGGCCTTCAATTGCTTGATGATCTTGATGCCTTCACTTGACGATCCGGACGGGATGAACTCCTCATACGCCTTCCACCACGCATCGTCAACGCCCTGTGTTCCCTCATCCCTGACATGCCGGGCCATCTGCTCCTGGCTGCGCATGGCGTACCACAATTGGTAGCGCAGTGGGTGCGCATCGTACTCGGACGCCGGGATGTGGAACGTCTCACAAATGTGCATCACGCCCAACTCTTCCGGCATCGGCTCTGTCTGCGGCGAGAATACCCACCGCACGATAGAGCCTAGGAGCGAGCGTTTGGGAGCACGTCCGACCAGATGTTGTCTTTGTTGCCCGGCAGTAACAGGTCATAGGTGTAGGGGTCGAGCTTGTCGATCTGCTCCGGGTCGTCTTTGGGCTGTGGCAGCGGCTTGCCGTCGCGGTCTTTCAAGTCCCATTCCGGCATCAGGTCAGCCATCTTCTGCCACATGGCGAGATTGGCGGCCTTCGCAGCCGTGTCGGCCTCAGCGCGCACCGTCTCGGTCTCAGCGCTGGCAGCGAGCAGGCTCTGCTCATTCTCCGTGCCAACGGCTGCTTGCCATGCGGCGAGGGCGATCTGTGCCGTCTGCTTTGCTGCGCCGAGCTTGCGCTGCGCCTGGACCACCTCGTCGGCAGCGTCATAGATGGCGCGCAGTTCCGGCCGCTCCGGCCAGGCGACGCGTAGCACCTTGCTGTTCTTGCGTGGGCCGCGGGGGATGGTCACAACCTTGTAGCCCTGTCGTTCCTGCAACTGCTCACTCACGGTTCTCTCCTTATCACATAGGATGTTCTGTCCGGCCTGCCATCAGGTGACAGCAGGCCGGTCGTACCCGTTACCCTGGTTTAGCTGAAGCCGCTCACCGTGACCGCACCGTTGACCGTGAAGTCGCCGGGGTTCTTCTGCATCGAGCCTACGTCGCCAGAGAACGACGTGCCGAACAGAGCGTTAAAGCTGAGCACATCGGCGATGTCGGCGCGGTTGGGATAGATCAGCACCGCCGACGTGGCGCGGGTCGTGCTGGTCGCCTTGCTGAAGATCAGCTTCTGGTCGTGCTCCAGAAGCGCATCGATGTTACCCGTCGCCCCCAGCGGCCCGCCGGTCGCCGTCTTCCACAACTCACCGAACGCCGAGTCAACAGCCACGTCGCCGGTGATGGTCAGGGTGTAGCCACGTGCTGAGACCAGTTCCGTCCCGTCGAGATAGACCAACGGGCGCCATCCATGCAAACGAGCGGATTGAGACATCGTCACCCTCCCTACTGATTATCCGCTGGACTCGTTTGCCGGTCTCATGTTGCGGTATCTAGTTACGTTGCCTGGTTTGGTTTCGTGCCAGGCTCACGATTCAGCATAAACACGTTCTCATAAGCAGGATCACGGCACCCGCAGGTAATCACCACCCGCGCTGACGGCGTCGGCACAACGTACTGCCAGCCGTCCGGCTGCTTTTGCTGCATGCGGCCATCGGCCAGCATCTTCCCCAGCACGCGGCCACAGTTGCCGCATGTGCACCACGACTCGCCGGGCCCAAGCGCAAACCGCTTGCTCGCCTTCTCTCTGGTTACAGGCATTGCATCACCTCCGGCCACACGATCTCATCGAGCCGATTGCGGAAGGTGCACGGCTGCACACGCTCGTGTTGCGCCGCTCGGAACATCTCGCGCAACTCCGCACTCTCTGCAAGATCGTGCACAATCTCCTGCAGATCCTCCGCGTTGTGGAATGCCGGCACGCTCTGGCAGAACACCTCTCTCAGCTCCGGCCTGCTCGCATCGCTCACCATCAGCGCGCCACACGCCGGAATCTCAAAGGCCCGCGGCCCGAGACTGTAGGCGTCATTGCCGATCTGCGTGCCCCGGAAGTAATCAGCCGTGGTGCGATGCATCTGAAGATTGATCTTCGATCCGCAATAATGCCGGGCCAACTCTTCGTTCGTCTGCCACGTTGACAGCGCCGTAGGGTTGCCGCTCGTCTCTTCGCTGAAGCCGTGGCCGCGGCTTTTGACCACAACCACGTCTCCATCGTCCAGGATGTTTGTGCCGCTCAGGCTCACGTCCATATTGCCCCAGTCCACAGCATCGAAGAGCATCCTCCTCTCTGGGTAGAGCGTCCCAAAGAAGAAGACATCGTGCATGTAATCCGGGCTGACCTTGCGCGGGAAATGCACCAGCGGGTCATAGGAATGCGGCAGATACACCGTCTTGCCGGCCTGATTCAGTCGCGCCAGGCTCGATCGATCATTGGCGAACGACAGCTTTGACCAGCGCACAACGAAATTGGACTGGTTCTCATCGCTGTACGGGCTTTCTGTGAGAATGCTCACGATCGGCACGCGCAGCTTGCGAATGAGCGGCAGGAGTTGCGGCGGCAGGACCAGGCCGCAGATGACGACGATCACGTCCGGCTCAAAGTCGAGCACGGTCGCCGGCAGCCCCTCTCCCGCCATGTCCACGAGGCCGCTATCACAACTCCCTGTCAGGTCCTTCCACGCCCGCAGCGCCACGTTGTAGAACTGAATCCGGGAATGGTAATTGTACGTGTGCACGTTGTGGCCGGCCTGGCGCAGTGCCCTGTCCCAGCCCCGCCATACGTCATACGTCGAGACCATGTGACCAGATGACACAACCAGCACCCGCTTACTCGCCTCCCGCTTGGCGTCAAACTTCGCCTTGTTCACGATACCGCTGCCGTCGTGTTCGTGTGCCGTCTGCCGCTCAATGCCCAGGTTCAGCGCTCGCGCCCAGCGGTTCAGGTGCATCGAGAAGCCGGCCAGGCCCAGGCGCCAACCGATGCAGGTATCCTCCCAACCCCAGTGTCCATCGAACGTTTTGCCATCGAAGCCGCCCACGGCCATGAATGCGCTGCGCTGAGTGCCCAGGTTGCCGGAATGCGTCATCCACGACAGCGGAGCGGTCTCGTTCTCAAAGAGCAGCAGGCGGCCATCGCTGTACGGGTCATTCCATGCGGCCACTTCTAGCCCGATGCTGACGGCATACGTGTCCAGGCAGCGTTCATGCTCCGCCACGAAGTCAGGCGCCGGAATGTGGTCGTCGTCCAGGAAGATGATGTTGTCTGTCTCGGCCAGGGCCGCAGCGCGGTTGCGTGCGCTTGCGGCATGGAAGCCCTCGCCGCCCGTCGCCATGATGACGGCACAGTCTTGCGGGGCGAGTGCGTCCTGTATGCGCTGCCAGTTCTCAGGATGCGTGCAAGCCAAGACAACAACCGTTGACTTAGTGGTCATCTGGTAGCCTCCACTGTGACGCATACTCCCCTGGGCGCTCACCATGCAGCCACAACTCTACGACAACCACACCGCGCCTCGTCTCAACCAGCAGTTCTCCGTCTTTGAGCGTTGGCGGCATTGTCGTGTACATCTCAACCTCGCCAGCATCGGTATCTGCCATCCTACATCCGTGCGTTACATCCACGCCGTCCAGTGTTACGCGCTTGACCATTCCGCGATGCCCCTGCGCAGTGTACCTAGCCACGTTTCACCGCCTTGTGCTCGTAGACATCCATAACGCCATTGGCATACCTGACCGGCGGGATAGGTTGGTGCGTTCTCACCCACCACTGTGACGCCACAATGACACCGACAACCCCAGCGAACCATGACGCCAGACAGCCGATGATGAAGACGGGTAGGGAGATCATGGCTGCACCTCGCGTTTCAGCAAAAACCTCTGTTCCAGGCTCCCATCCCCCACAGTCGCATCAGCGATGTCCACGATCTGGAAGCCAACACGCCGGAAGAGTGAGCACCAGGATCCGCGAGGCATCACTGAGAAATGGTCTGGATAATCAGCGTTGCTGGGCGGGAGGGGGGTAATAATCACACACCACCCGCCCGGCGCTGTGAACTCGTACAGCTTCGTCACGGCGAGATAGGGCATGGGAGAGTGTTCGACAACGTGTCTCGAAAAGACGAGATCGTAGGATGCTTTCGGCTCCAAGAAGTGATAATCAGCCCTCATGTTCGCGTGTTCCTGGAGACTCAGCCCGTAGTACCACCAGTTGCGCGCCTCAAAATAGTCCCGCAGAAAGCCCGTCCCACAACCCACGTCAAGAACGTAGTAAACTCCATGCTCGCCCAGTCCCTCCATTTTCGGCAGCCACGCCTCCAGACACTCGATTGCCGCCTTCGTGTGCCACGGCGTTTCCGGCGCGGCAACCTGCACCGCGAGGGCCTTGTCCCACAGATTGTTAAGTTGCGTTAGGTCTCGTTCCACGTCCTCACCCTCCTTATTGGGGTTGTTTCTGTGCGCTGCTTATGCAAAGCCGGTCATTACAACCGGATCACTACCGGTAAAGGTCAGATCGTATACGGTTAGCCTTCCGGCTCCGCCCGATGTCTCAGCATTGACCAGCCGTGCCCGCGTTGCGATGGCGTCTGTGCTGTTCGCATCGGGGTGTATTTCGATGTCAACCAACTCACCGCCAAACAGCGGCACTCGCTTGCCTGTTTCAACGGCCTCTATGTGGAGCGTTGTCCTTATGTCCGGGGGCCGTTCCAATTTCCATGCAGGGCCGCGCCCTGGCCCAGGGTCAGCGCAAAGATCAAGGCTGTACGCGCGCACCCCCGGCAACTCCTGTCCGTTCAGGTAGATACGCGGCCGCATCCCATGCAAGCGCGCGCTACCACCTACGGGCTGTGTGATCGGCCGCGCTGCCTGCTCGATCGACTGCGTGAATGGCCCACGCATGATCTCTTTGCCATCGACCGAGATCGTTGCGTGTGTGCCGTGGTATCGCTTCTTCGGCACAGCGGGCACAATCTGCACCGGCGCATCCGGCGGCAGTGGCGGCAGATACGGCGCAACCGCGGCCGCGCCGGCAACCTTGCCAAATAGCTTTAGGAAGTCACGCCTATTCAATGGCATTGTCTCTTTCCTCCCTTTTCCTATGCCCCCTTGCTATTCTCTTTCGGAAAGCCACAGTACGGGCAGGGTACTGCGTCTGCGACGCGCCCACACGAGCAACAGACACGGGCATTGGGCGGCAGATCAATGATGATTACCGCGTACTCGTCTGAGCGCACGCTAGCCGCTCTCGCTCCCAGCGGGACGGTGCGCACTGGCGCGCTGCCGGAATCCAACATGATCGCCTATCCCCCTAGATCGGCTCTCCCTCAGTCCACTCCAAGAGCGTGTCCTCGTCCACCACCTCGACCGGCAGGCCCAACTCCACAGCCTTGCGGCTGCTCGTGATCGGGTAGCGGATGCCGTCATGGACAAGCCACATCGTCGGCTCACCCGCCAGCTTCACGATCCGGCTATTCTCCGCCGTCACATTCTCCGGCTCTGCGCCTTCGACCGGCTCAAGCGTCGCCGCGTTCGCGAGCGTGTCTGCCGTGGCGAGTGCCATTTCGTCGATCTCAGCCTGCACGCCGTCTACCGCTTCGGCTTCTTGCTGCTCGATTTCTTGCCCTTCGGTTGTGCGCACGCCATCGTCCCTCCTATCCTTCTTTGCCATGTCCCTTACTCCCATGTCTGCGCCGACAACGTCAGCACAAACCCTAGATACGCCTGCTCTGCTGTCGGCGGCCCATAGGCCAGGTTCTCCACAATGCCGCCGTCGTTCACTGTCCACAGATGGAACACGCTGCCCTCCAGGTCTGTGGCGGTCAGGAACGCCGCGCCCGCCGCCTGCAAGAGCACTTCGGCCTCGGCGTACTTCTCACCGGCGATGCCATTCACGATCGGCGCCACGTAGAAGCGCAGGAAGTAGGAGCGTCGGCACGTCTCACCGGCTGGCCCGAATGTCTCATGCGACCATGCTGCCGGGCCCGCAAAGACAACCATGCACGGCAGATCGGCAGCATTCAGGTGACCGGGGATGTCCGTTGGTGCGCTCACGATCCCCGTCACCGTCAACGCCTTGGCAGCAGCAGCCGCCCGAACGGTGGCGATGCTCATACCCGCCTCTTATTGCCCGTTATCCACAGCTTCACGTCGGCAGGGATTCCCTTGGGCAAGGTTATCACGCCCGCATCCGGTATCGCCGTCACATCAAACACGGACGCGTCGCGCTGATGGTAGAGATACGCGGCCAGCCTGAGCGTCATCTGCACGGCGTCCTCGCGCTGCGTCCAGATGTCCAGTTGCGTGTTCTGGACGTGCGCCGCTGCTGTCGATCCGTTCACTCCCCGTGTGACCGTGAGCGTCGGCGATGCGCCGGACGTCACCACGGACACCGTCATAAACTCAGACTCACAGCGCAGGAATTGCCCGGCCAGGAAGTGACCGGCGCTATTGATCGTGACCGTTGTGGCGCTTGCTGAGAGCGGGTTATCCTCGACTGTGTCGCCGCTGTTGGTCCATGCCTCACCATACCGCGTGTGCCAGCCCTGCACACCGACCAGGACGATCTCGCCATCTGTCTCCCACAGCCACGGGTAGCCGGTCAGGGGCCGGATGTAGAAGTATGGCGTCGTGTTGCGCGGCTCCAGGCGATGGCTCGTCAGGAGGCGCGCTACGCTGTCACCATTGACCAGGCTGACCACGTCGAGCAGGTCGCCGTGCACAACCAGGCGGCCATCGTCGTCAATGTCGTCCTCGGTGTAATAGGTGGTCTGGACGCGCGGCTCAAGGAAGCGATCGAGGCCGGTCGGGCCTTCGAGTATGCGCTGCGCCGCCAACAGGAGACGCGTCAACTCAGCGTCGTCAGTTGTGGTCGTGCCGATGCTGCTGTACTTCTTCAGCGCTGCCAGTGTGCCGATCATGGGCTACCCCTTTCCATGCTATCCCTTCAATCGAGTGTTGCCGTGACGCGCGCCTTTGCCAGTGTTACAAGGCTCATACCCCTACCCCTTCATGCTTCTCAGCATCCCCACGCACGCACAGAAGATCACGGAACCCTCTCCACAACGATACGCAGAATCAGCACAACGCAAAGAATACCCCCAATAAGCGTATACATAATGCTGCTCCTATATGCCCGCCGCGATTCTCCACTGTTGACCGCATAAGATATAGCCTGCCGCATTTGGATGCACACCGTCTACTGTGTACGTCACGCCGTCGTCGCCGTTTTCCATCCAAATGCGTTCATCCGGACCCGCAAAACAGAAACTACTATTTGCGGCGATGATGGCATCAATCCACGTATCAAGAGTGTCGCAGGGTACACCGTCCCCGGCTCGACTCCATACCCGCATGCAACCAACCCGTGCGGCAGGCCACTTCGTGTGAAAAGCGTCTAGAACATATTGATAGGCTGTTTTGAAGTCTCCCTCAGTCGTGTCGGTGCCGTCGTTGATGCCCAGATTCAGAAACACATAGTTCTGCGTCGTCGTGATGAGCGCCAGTATCCCGTCAATGTCTTCTGCCAGCATGACCGATGTATGACTGCCGGATGTTGACTTATTACACAGCCAGCAGTTCGTTGTCGTCGCATTCAGGTCTACCGCCAGCCCATCGGCATATCCGCTTCCCTTGCTATCCCCAATCGCCAAAAACCTATAGAGATCGGGGTGGGTCAGAAAAAACTTGCTAATTGGCTGTACAGCCCAGACCGGCGCGGCCACACCACGAAATTGTCAAAGGTCGCCCCGACGTGCGACGAGAGCAACCCGTGTCGTGTTGAGGTTTGCAAAATAGCATCGGCAATGGTTGCGGTCAGCACAGGGAAGTAGTTCCATGATGCCTTAACCGCTGTGCCACTCATAACGACATGTAGGATTTGATTAACCGCCCCTGCGTTTGCTACCGTCGCCACAACCGCCTCAGTTCCGTCGATGTGCGTGATGATGTCTAGCGCGGTTGCGGACTTTCTGACAGCGATATAGTTGTCCGCATCCACATAGCGCAGGACAACGCCATCGGTTAAGCCATAGGTAACAATGGTTTCGATGAGCACGTCGGTCAGACCGGAATCGACTGTCGCAATCGCGTAGCCGTCACCGGCCAGAATACTCGCTGCGGCGACGTTTGTTGCGACTCCCCACGTTCCCGTCTGTGCTGTCCAGGCATAACCCGCGCCGCCGTTGGCTTCGGCGTGTCCCAAACCGTCGCTATTGCCAAGCGCCGCATCGACACGGTTAAACGAATCGGAAACGACAGGAGAGGGCAGCGAGTAGGCGTCATAGACTTCTATCAACTTCAGCCGCGTTTCTGTCGCAGAACCAGCGATGAATGGTAGAGCGGCGTTGTCGCATCACGGCTACTAACGCGCACCAGGGTGAAGTCAGTGAGAGTGTCGCCACGCAGGATGTAGAACGCACCCGTTGCCCGTAACCAGATAGCCATCTGCCAGATCACATTTGCGGCGATTGTCACTTCTTTGAGATTGACCTGAGCACCATTGTCGACTATAGCCATGCCACCCCCAGCATTGGCATAGAACGCACTGCGCGGCCAAACGGTTAGAAGTAGATCGGAATCAAAGCCAACCATATACTCGGAAGCCGCTCCCGTTGTGCCCTTGACTTGCGCGAGCAGCAGGATACCCGCCTTCCGTGCAATGGCCTCGTATACCGTGCCGGGGTCACCATACGCGCCACCGGCTGCCAGTATCATTTCGCCGCCGCTGATTGACTCTTTGCTGCTCGTATCAATCGCCGTGCGCAGCGACTGCGGGCCGATGTCGCCAGGGCCAGGCGTCGAGCGTGTGCCGTCGACCGCGCCGGCAGGCACGTTCGAGCCGAAGCGATCGCAAAGAAGGTACAGCTTGCCCGCTCCCATCAGCCGTCGCATGATCATTGGATTTGGCATTGTCTTATCTACCCCTTGACATGTGCACAGTTATCATCTATACTGTCCTTGCTTGGACGACGACCACCGACAAGAACGGCGAGTATTGCGTTTTCATGTACCCCACGTGCTAACTGTCGAGTCGTCCAAGCAACTACTCGCCTAGCATGTGGGGTACTCCCATTCTATGGAGAATGATATGTCTGCAATGATTGATTGTATCTGCATCATATGTGGCAAACATCACATAGCCCCGGCTAGAAAAGTGCGACTCGGAAAGTATAAAACGTGTAGCCATCGCTGTGGTCGCCTTGCCAACATCGTACCTACTGAGCAACGCTTCTGGAGCAAGGTGGACAGGTCGGCTGGCCCCGATGCGTGCTGGCCCTGGCTTACGGGCCAGAATCGTGGCTATGGGTGCTTCACAAACAATGGCCAGAATCTTAGAGCCCACCGCTTTGCATATGAGTTGACCAAGGGCCCCATACCAGACGGACTTGACTGTCTGCATACGTGCAACAATCCTCCATGCTGTAACCCTGCACACCTCTACGCTGGAACGGCCTTAGATAATAGTCACGACACGATCAAAGCTGGTCACTGGAAGGGCAATGTGCTGCCGCCCATGCCAGGCGAGTTGAATCCAAAAGCGAAACTAACCTGGGTACAAGTCGATGAGATACGTTCTCTCTATGCCACTGGACACCACACAATAGCTGAACTTGGTCGCCAATATGGTGTAACCAGAGAAAACACATGGTCAATTGTCCATTGGTACACATGGCAGAATCGTCCAGCCCTTAATCTTGGAGAATGACAAGATCAAAACTAAGGTCTCCAGACGCCAGGGCCGGCGCCCCTCTGGTCACGAAGCAGCCGAAGATACTCGTCCCGGCAGCCAACTTGAATGAAATCCCAACGTTGTTGACCTGCGACACGCTGTTCAGCGCCGAGGCGTAGTAGGTCGAGAATGGTATCGCTCCGAGAAACAGCAGATTGTGCGCATCGCTGATTGACCACGCTGCTGAGTCATCCGGCGGTGTCATAGTGGACTTGAACAACCACAGCTCACCGGCGACTGATTGCAGAGCGAAATCATGCAGGATGGCCGTCATAATCGTGCCACTACCTGCGGCAATGCGTGTCGCCCCCGCAAACTCCATTGGCGCGCCAGACGTGCCCACGTAGTCGTTAGCTGCGTAGGTCGCGTGGACGGTCAGTGTGGGCGTCACCGATATGGTGACGGTCTTGCCGCCGACTTCGCCGAGATGCGCTTCGGTTGCTACGGGTGTCACCTTGACCGTATGCCCCGTCGCCTCCGTGATCTCGGTACCGCCGGAGTCGACAAGGCGGACCTTGCCCATGACGGCCGTGCCTGCACCTATCTGCGCGATCGTGTCAATCTGCGCCCAGTTTGTGCCATCGTAGGTGACAAAGAGCGCCCCTGTGTCATAGGCAATATAATGGGAGCCGGTCACGACGCCAGTTGGCTTGACATCCGCCGCTGCGCCTATGTAGAGTTGTGTATTTCCTGAGATCAGAGTTGCTGCCATCTATGCCTCACAGTCGGGAAGCCGCCGTTTCTGACGGCTTCCCGCATTGCGTGCTCCCGTTATGCCGCTGCGACAACCTTGCTGTTGGGGCTGAGGGGCTTGTAGCGCAGATACCATTTAATGTTTCCCGCCCTTGCCGCATCGCTGTTGAACTGAATCGTGCCGATGGGCGCCAGGTAGGATGTCGGCTGCGTGGCAAAGGCATTGGCCATGAGCACGAACCCCGCTGTCACCGGCGTAAAGACGCCCGTCGTGTTGATGGTCTGGTAGGATGTGCCCGCCACGTCGCCGTCGATGTCAACTGCGCCGGCGTTCATCTGCACGGTTGCCGCTGGCTCTGTCGTGTCCAGTTCCAACTTGACGTTGGTTGCGCCTGCGCCGATGCCCGTTGTCACGATGCCGGTGATCGACAGAATCTCGATCGGGCCGCCGCTGATGGTAAAGATGGGATCGTCGCCCAGGAGCACAGCGCCGTTCGACTTCTCGACGCACATCTCGGTCGAGGCGAGCGCCTGACCCGCGGTATAGTTGGTGAGATGGCCGGTCAGTGACTCGTCAAGCACGCCGTCGGCGATCTCAGCGACCGCATCAGCGGCCAGAGCGTCGGCGTCGAAAGCATCCGTGGCGACAGCCGCAGCGGTGATGCTGTTGTCGGCGAGTCCGCCCGCAGAGGTGCGCGGCACTTCCACGCCCGCCTCATCGATGGCATCCGTGCCCATGTTGCCCACGCACATGCAGCTACCGGGATCGAGCATGGTTGCGAAGGCGTCGGCATACAGCCGATTGTCAACGATGAAGCCCGTCGCTGCCGCGCTCAGTTCGATGGCCCAGTCGCCGGCGTTGGTGTTGCGGATGTCGTTGCCGTCAATGTAGGCGTTGGTCAGGGCGGATGCGGAATGGATACCAGCGACGGCAAAGTCGCCCTCGATCAAGCAGTCCTTGACGACCAGCGCATCTTCGACCGCGCCGATCTCGATCGCCTGGTTGCAGCCCGCCGAGATGGATGACAGCTTGCAGCCACGAATGGTCACGCGGTCGGCGGCATTGGCCCCGCCGCCGTTGATGTCGATCATGGTATCGGCCTGGTAGCCGTTCACTTCGTCGCTGCGCAACTCGCAGTCTTCGACTACACAACCGTCGGCATTGATGTCCAGGAGCACGTCCACGCCGTCGTTGCCGGGAACGAGGATCAGGTTGACGAGCTTCACATCCGCCGCACTGACGAGCACGGTTGACGTGTCGAGCGTGCTGCCCACGATGATGGTAGGCCGATCTTCGCCTTCGCCCAGACCGATGACAGTCACGCCGGCGATGTCCATTGTGATGCCGCCGGCGGTATTGATCGTCTCGCTGTGTCCGGGCATCACCAGAACATAGTCACCCTTATTTGCCGTCAGCACATCGCTGGAAAAAGCGTAGGCCAGCGTGGCAAAAGGCGAAAGTGGCGACAAGCCGTGGCCGGTCGTGTCACTACCGGTTGCGCTATCTACCCAAAAACGCTTGCCCGTGGTCTTGCTTTCATCTGTGATAACCAGACTGCCTTGCAGCCAATCCGCGAACAATTCTGTCTTTGCCATGATTCTCCTCTGCGCTTGTCTGGATTGTCCAGGTAGGTGGTGAGCACCCGCTTGTGTCACTTGACATGACTGATACCTTATGGTATCATCTAGTCATGTATAAACAGATGATCTCGTTCACAGAACCGCAACATGATTACCTAGAGGAAGAGGCCCAAAGACTGGGCATTCCCATCTCTGAACTTGTGAGGCGCATCGTTGACAAATACAGAGAACGGCCCCACCAAGACATGCAGCAAGTGCAACGAGACAAAGCCGCTGAGTGAATTCTACAGGCACAAGTGCCGTAAAGACGGACACACGGAATGGTGTAAGACGTGCACGCTGGCTGGGCGGGCTGCGCATTATGCTGCTAACCAAGAACAAGTAAAAGCCCAGGCCCGAGCATATCACGCTACCCACAGGGAGCAGCAGAATAGCCGGAGAGCCAAGCATTATGCAGCCCACCAAGAACGAGAATTGGCTTACCATGCCGCATATCACGCTACCCATCAAGACCAGGCTAAGATTCGGCAATCGGTCTACTATGCCGCTAACCGCGATAGGCTGAGAGCGCAGTGCGCTGAATACCGTGCCGAACACAGGGCACAGGCACAACAACGCTCCGCACAATGGAGAGACAATCACCCACAGCAGGCTCGCCAGGCCAGTGCTGCATGGAAGGCAAACCACTCCGACCAATGGAAGCGGATTCGCGCCAACGCCAAACACCGATACCGCGCTCGCCTCGCCAAAGTTATAGTTGAGCCAGTTGATGTTCTTGCCATTGCCGAAAGAGACGGCTGGCGTTGTCACATTTGCGGCTGTCGTGTCCTGAAACCCGAAATGTCTCTCGACCACCTGATACCCCTTAGTCAAAATGGCCCGCACGCAGAGTGGAATGTTGCCCTTGCTCACCGCCGATGTAACAGTAGGCGCGGCCCCGGACGTATCCCCGCCCAACTACGACTACCTCTCTAGGACATCCGGGCTGCCCCTACGCCGGAGCGAGTCGCCCCGCTCCGGCTTGGTGTGCGAGCGATTCCTAGTCGGTGATGGCCGTCGGGTTGTTGGCGCCGACGCCGGCATAACGCGCCTCGTACAGGACGAACCAGCACGAGACATAGTGGGCTGCATTGTGCGCCGTGATCTCGAACTGGATGCAGTCATAGTCCTGGTAGGTTGTGTCCGGCAGGTCGTTAGCGTTGACTTCGATGGCGTACCACTGGCCCTTGCTCTGTGTGGTCGAGCCGGTGATGCTGGCTGCGGGCGTGACCGCGACCCAGGTATCGGTGTCGCCCACCGTGGCCGCAGCCGTTGCGCCAATGTCGCCGGTGTTGCTGGCAACGTCAGCAACCGTCCATTCCTTGAACGTGGTAATGCCGTTTGACTCGTTGGTGCCAGCCACGGCGCGCGCCTTGTTGACGCGGTAGGCCATGCCGGTCGCATCAGCGCCGCGCATCTCATGCACCAGAATGAGCGCCCGCTGGTAGTTCTTCAGGCTCACCCAGTCCGATGTGATGGCTGCACCGGTCTGATCCTGGAAGCCGGGAACGATCTTGCACTGCTCGAACAACATTCCGTTCATTCTTTGTTCCTCCTACGCCCTGGCCGCGAGTGCCACGAATGGCGATTGTGTGTTCGACCCGTGTGCTGGTGTGATCGCGCTCTTCCACGCCGACTGACCGTCGATGCGGTAGGTGAAGCGGAAGCACGACTCGTCGGTCAGGAAGGCGACGTGAATGCTGGCCGCTGCCTGAATCTGGCCCTTGTCGATCGTCTCGTACTGCGACCAGTCGGCGAGGATGATGTCGCCCAAGTCGCCCACCGTCTGGCAATACTCGACCGGAACCATAGGCCGGTTGAAGAGTGTTGCATACGGCGCAACGGACGCCCCGCCGGCGGGCATAAAGACAGCCTGGCCACCGGTGCCGATGTTCACCTTCATGGTGTAGAGCTGCGGCTCAGCATCCTGGTTGTAGAGCCAGATCGCCGTGCCGCGGCTGCTGCCAGCCATGCGCGACCACATCTTGAGCACGTTCTCGTACACGATCGTATCAGCCGCCTGGCCGGTCTCTTTGGCAACGGTGACGAGGGCCGGGGCGTTCAGGATGCCTTGCGGTCGCGTCGCGCCGTCGCCATTGACACAGGCGTCCTCAGCGCGGAAGCGGAGCTCTTGATTCATGTACTGGTCAACCTTCGATGCCAGGTTGGGCGTGTCCTCAAGTTGCTCGTTGGTGGCGTAGTACATGACATAGACCTTCTTGAGGTTCAGTTGGATCTTCTTGAACTTGGGCTTGGTGCCGGTCATTGACGCAGCCTCACCGTCCCAGTAGGATGTGACGCCGCCAAAGCGCGACCCATCGGCGCGGCTGGTTTCGTCCAGGCCGTTCAGCACCATTGAGTTGCCGGTCACGGGTGAGCGCTGCACGCGGGACAGGATAGCGCCCGTGGTGTAGGCGTTCTCCAGCCATCGTGCGCTGTACTGCGGTTGCACCAGGTAACCGCCTTCAGACGGCACACCTTCCGAGAGGCCGGTCGCCTTGACCGCCATCTCGTTAAGGGCGAGCAGGCGCTTGTCGGTCATCGTCGGCTGCAGGGTTGCCGTGCGCACGGCCCGCAACTGCTCTTCGATGCTCTTGAATCCGTGTTCGGCTTCAAGGTCATGCACGTTCGTGATCTGCACGCCCGGACCCGGCGCGGGAATCTTCTCGAGCACGGCCTTTGCGGCAGCCTCAGCGATCTGCGGCGCGGCGGCGGCGATGCTCTGAGCAACCAGTTCCTGTACCTGTTTCTCGTCCATTTCTGTTACCTCCGCTACTGTCTTCTGATTTGTCGCCGTCTCTGCTACCTCTGTCGCCGCTGCCGCTGACGCCTCTGCATCAGCCTGTGGCAAGACGGCCTTGACCGATGGCGCATATTCGGCCAGTGAACGCAACTCTTGCACGCCCAATGTGCGCGGTTCTGCGGGCGTGGTGGTCAATGAAAACTCCACGATCGGCCAGACCGAGATGCCGCCCTTGCCGTCGCGTCGCACCAGGTGAGAGACTGCCCCGCTCGATAGACCCAGCTTGCCGGCGTCCACAAGCGGCTTGATCATCTCCTGGTAGCGCTTGGATTTCTCCAACTCCATTTCCAGCCAGATGCCGGTGTCGTCCGGCTGCACCTTGGCGGTGTTACCCAAGACGGTGAGATCGAGCGTCTTATTCATGCTGTGGTCATAGAGGATCGGCCGCGACCCCGGCCACCTGTCCAGCCAGAAGTCGCACGCCTTCGTAAAGTGCTCTTTGGTCAGGTCTTCGCCGCCAAAGACGACGCCATGCCCGCCCAGCCGCACGGTTGTGTCTGTCTCCGAGAGCACCTTGACCGCATGGGGCAGGGATGGGGTGTCAGCGCTCATCGTTGCCGGTTGCTCGCCTGCGACCTCTTGCCACACCTCTTCCACCTGCTGCCAGTCGGTCGAGGGTGCGAACGTGACCGCATCGCCGTCCACGGTGTAGCCGATGTGCCAGTAGGTCTCGCTGTCCTGCTCACGCTTGCAGCCGATCACGTACTCGTCCCAGATGTCCGACTCGTCGAGAGACCACCAGGCGGACGGCATGGACGACTCATACGCAGCCGGCGGCATGAAGGCGTGATAGAACGCCTTGCGCACCGTCTCCACGTTCTCGCCGATGTTGACGGCCTTTTCTGCCGGCTTCCATGAGTCGGGCAGCGCAGCCGTGAACGCCTCACCCTTGCGCCGGCAGAGCGCCATCAGGCGCCGCTTGAAGCTGGTAAAGCTGGCCTTGCCCTTGTAGCGCCCCCACGAGGCGACGGCGTCTTTCACGTCCTTCGGCGCCATGACCGGGAACGCCTTGTCATCGGGCAGGATGTAGTCGGTATCGGTCGGCTTTGCTGCCTTCGTTTCGTCCATGTGTGTTACCCCCTAGCAACGCGCAAAAGCGCCCAGATCGGGAGCACAAGGCTCACAAGGTGGGCGCACAAGGCGCAACGGGTATTCAGTTGGTCGGTCTCTTGCTACGATATCTTGACCGGATTACCGGCCACTATCCAGACCTTCATCGCCAGATCAAAGTTACAGCGTAGGATATGCCCATCGATCACGGCCTTCCGCATTTCAATTGTCACCAGCTTGGCGGCTCGGCGCATATCCGGCAGGCGCCAGCTTGTCACTCCCGTCGGTATCTTGATGAGCCGCCAGTCCGGTGCGAGTATGGCGCCTGGCACAATCATGTCTTCCCAGCACTCTTTCGCCATCAGCATCATGCCGCCGTCTGTCGTGCCAAAGATGATGCTATGCTCAGTCTCAGCGAGCTTAATCAGGTTCCTGTCCATGGGCGCACTCTCCTTTTGGGCGCAACGTGTTATTTCTCGGTGGTCGGTAGTATGCCAACAACTTCGCCGGCGAGATTACCCTCTACTAGTCTGGTAATCTCCACATCTCCAAAGACCGCCAGGACTTTCTGGACGGCTGACTGCAGATCTTCTGGCGGCATCTTCAGCACGGCATTGACTGATGCCAACCATTCGAGCGACACGCTATTGCTGTGCTTCTCGCCATGGTGGCGACTCTCGACAATCAGGCAGCCGTTTTCGATGCGGGCATAGGGTAGGCCACAGGTCGAGCAGGGTAGCGGGATGGAGTTAGACACTGAACGCCTCCCCTCTTGCTATTGCCTCGTTGTCCATGATGGCCTCGCCGTGCGCAGCGTCAATGCAATCAGCCTGATACTGGCGCAATGACACCAACATCTCGCCCTCACGCATCAGGGCTTCTATCATGCTGGCATCAACCTTCTGATGGCAGTCGAAGCACTTCGCATAGACGGTGCCGCCCTTCCAGAACGGTTCACGCGAGACAAACCAGAAATGTACATGCCGTGGCTCTGGTAGCGCTTTCTGACCGGTCATCGTGCCGGTTCTCTTGTCTGCCATCTCTACCCCCTATTCAATGCTGCCACGACTGCGGCAACTGCGATGCGCTCGATGTCACCACTTGCGACTGTCTGTTGAATAGCTGATTCGTCAGTCACCCATTTTGACGCGGCGTGCTGTGCTGTCTGCGGCCCGCCGTGCGCTGTCGCCTCACTGGCCTGAACCCACGGCGCGTAACTCGCCCGTGTTCCCACGCGTGCCCCGGTCGGCGTCTGCTCGACTGTCCACGATGCACCCAGGCGCTGCGATTCCGGGTCGCTGTTGCGGGTGTAGCCTGGCGCATAGCCCTTCTCACGGCGATGTGCAAACCACCAGCGGCGCTGCTTGTTGCTCGCCCACTTGACGGGTGACGCTGCAGGCCCCGGATACACGGCGATATGGCTGCGCACCACCTCGCCCACGCCCCGAGCGATCGTCTGGCCGACTGCTCGCACATCGATGTTGAGCATGTGCTGCGCACGCTCTAGGCCGGTGATGACGATGTTCATGCGGATGCCTTCTTACGCCGGAGCCGTAGGGTAGGATGACACCGGCATCTCGGATGCGCGGGAGGCCCATCGGGAAACTCGCCTGCCCACACGTCTTCCGGCTTGCCATTGAGCGGAGCACACACGACACAGACCTTTTCCTCGTCGTTACTGGTGCTCCAGATCCGCTCGAAGTCCACACCCATATCTGCCAACTCGCGCTGGTATAGATTCGTCCCCATGCTGAAAGCCCGCGTCGTCTCAGTGGTCGCCCAAAGTTGAGCACGCACTGTACCGAAAGCAGGCTCAAGCAGTGCCCGCAGATCGGCGTTGGTCATACCCGGCGTGCTCACAAACTTGGCGACGGCGTCTCGCACAACCTTCTGAGTAGCGTCGGATAACTTGACCATGTATTCATTGGTAAATGTGCGGGCCCAGTTCCATGCTGCTGAGTTGATGACAGCCGGGTCAAAGTCTATGCCCACGGTCACGGCCTCGCGCAGCGCCTGGCCCAGGGCGATAGACACGAGCACGTCATCAATGGAATCGATCACGGCTTTGGCAAACGCCGCCGCGTTCCATGCCTCGCCTGCCGCAATCGCAGCGACAGCGATCTTCAGTTGGGCGTCAAACGCGTCACCGAGCGCCTTTTGCAGCGCTGCCTCAGCCTCAGTGAACGCCGCTTCGTCAATCGCCTTCAGGAAGTCGAACGCCGTCGCTGCGTTGCGCTCCATGCGCTCAGTCACAAGCGACTTGATGCCGGCGGGGATGGCGTCAGAGTCGAAGTCACACGCCTTACCGCGCTTCTCTGCCTTGCGCTGCCACTTGCGGAGATCGTCTTGTAGCGCCTTCGCGTTGCCACTTGGCAGCAACAGTTGTGGCGTCGTCTCTGCTATCGTCTCTGGCGTTACCGGCGCGGGTTCCGCCTCTTTATCCAACTCGTCCCACGTATGCCCCTGCGGCGCTTCCAGCCCCAGCATCTCCGCCGCCCAGGGGATCGGCAGGCCACCGCGCACGTAGGACTCAAACGCCGTCGCCCGCTCCGTTTCCTCCGTCTGCATGATGTCCATCGTCTCGGGATGGAAGGTCAGGCGCAGGCCCAGGGGGAGAAAGAGTTGGTCGTTCAATTCCTGCTCGATCCACGTTGCTTCAGGGATGATCGTGTCCTGGTAGAAGCTGAGGCGTGTCTCTTGCGCTGTCGCAAAATTGGCGCTCTCGGCCAGCATGGACGGGTGAATACCGAACGCAGCGCAGATCTTCTCTTTCGTCGTCTTGTCCAGCTCCGGCATTGCCAATTCATTGACCGGGCTGCCCAGCTGTGTGATCTTGACATCGTTGTTGACGGCAATGGCCCTGAACGCGCTCCGGATGCCCGTTGCAATCTTCTTGAACCAGTTCTCAACGCGCGTCACCTCGTCTGTTCCCGTACCGCCAATCAGTGAGATGATGACGGGATTGATCGCGCCGCGCTTGAAGTATGCGGAGGCGTAGAGATCGACGTTCATGCTGACCGAGGCCGCAATGAGCGCTGCCTGAGCCGGCGCAAGGCCAGGTCCAACCTCGACGTCAGGATCGGGCAGCCACAGGTGCACAACCTGCTCAGGTTTCCACAGGATCGGCCCTGTGCGCGTGCGCCGTGTGAAGCCCGTCAGGCCCACGACGCTGTCAAGTTCCGGTGTGATTGTGCTTGCCGCCAGCCACTTGAGGGCCAAGAGTGTGCGCAAGTCGAGCGCCGTGTGCCGGAACCAGTAGGCGGCGCCATTGAGGCACAGTGACGACTCAGACAGCCACAGGAGGCGCGGCAGCTTGCTCTGTAGCGGCCAGTTGGCCGGATCATTAGCGCCGGTGGTGATCGTGAAAGGCAAGCCAGACAGGGCATCGGCGCGCAGGCGCACGCAACGGAACACCCAGGACACGACGCGATAGACCTGGTTAGCGGTCACGCTGTCCAGGTTTTCCACCTGCACACCGGCCATCTTCAACAGGTCCAGCGCTGCCTCGTTGGCGGATTTCGTCGCCTGCTCAGCATCATGCAGGCTCTGCCCGTCATACACCCAGGCTGTCAGTTTCGGTCTCTGCGCCATTGATCTCCCACAAGACCTCGTTTCTGTTCAGTCGTCCAATCACCACATACCGTAGCGCATCCAGAAAGTGAAAGCTCGCCTTGTCCGCTATCTGGTCTGTCGTCTGCCCCTGCGCGTCGACCTTGCGCGAGTAGCGTGCAAGTTGGTCGCGTGTGCCCTTGCAATCCGAGAACACAAACAGACGCTTTTCCCTGAGTAGCGCAACCACCTTGTCAATGCCGGACTCTACGTCATCGAACGGCGGCTCCTGAACGTGTACGCCTGCTGCCCGCCAGTCCATACGCTGCTGTGTCTCACTGCCGGACCCGCCATGCCACGAGATGACCCGCTCGTTGGCCGCCCGTCTCACCGCCGCCGCGGCATGTTCCTTCGTGCTCTGCCCGCCTTCCAATGTCTCACGGTACAGGTAGAACGCCTTGCGGCTCACGTCTTCAGCCAGCCAGATTGTCGCCGTGTTCACTGCGCCGAAGTCGATACCGACGTAACGCGGCCACTCTTTCGGGATGTCAAACGGCTCGACACGATGACCGCCGATCTCGTCGCTATAGTCGTTGTAGATCAAGCCTTCCGGGCGTCCCATCAGGCCCAGGCAGAACATTTGGAACTTCCACGCCGGCAGCGTGCGCCGCATCCGCTCAAACTCTGCCTTCGGGAATGCCGGGTTGACAGTTGACGCCGCATTGATGACCAGGTAATCAGGATCGCCGGCCTTCCAGCGGTCAACGATCTCCGTTTTCAGCCAGCCCAGGTTATACGGCGTTGTGCCGCCGAACACCCGGCCCTGGTACAGTGCAATGCGCCGCTGAATAGCTTCCCAGGCGTCAAGGCCGAAATCATCCTGCCCGCACTCGTCAAGGATCGCGCCCTTCGCTGATGCCGACTCTAGCCCGCCTTCGCTCTGCGCCGATCGCAGGATGATGCGCGCCCACATGGGATCATCGGAGCGCTTTGCCAGGAAGAGGCCCGTCGTCGGGTCTCGCAACTCCATGATCTGATCGCCAGACCAATAGCGACCGACGTTTTGCAGGTGCTCGAAGACTTGACGAATCTCAGGCAGGAACTTCAGTTTGAAAAGATCGTAGGATGCCGTAACCGCCAGGTAGTCGCCGCCACCGCGCCCTATCGTTGAATCGTAAATCTCACGGTACAGCCACCACGGCTCGCATCAGAACGAAGTCTTCCCGCTCTGGCTGCCGGCGATCATAAAGATGAATCGCCGCGTGCTGTCTAGCACTGCTTGCTGCGCTGCATGAGGACGTAGCTTGACCTTGCCGTCCTCGATACGCCATAAGTGAGTTGACTCCGTTTTGACCTCACCACCTTACCACCACGGGCCTAAGTGTGTCTTGCATTGTGTGTTATTGTGTGCTATACTGGCATCATGCCAAAAAGAATTCATAAGATCAAGCCAACAGAGAACCCGCTCATACTTTGCGCCTGCGGTTGCGGTGAATCGCTCCGCAAGTACGACGCACGGTGGCGAGAGCGAACCATGCTCCCTAGCCACTGGTCACGCCTGCAACCAAAGCAACGCACCGTCGTCTCTTGTGCTGCGTGTGGAGCAGAACTTTCCTATCAGGCCTATCGTCTCAAAGACCCCAAGCAATTCTTTTGCAACCTGACATGCATGGGCAACTATGTGAAACGCACCGGTAGTCGCAAGGGTGAGAAGAATGGCCACTACAACACAATCACCGTTCCGTGCGCCGGTTGCGGCACCCCAATCAGCAAGGCCAAGAGCCTCATCTTTCGCCGCCACAATCACGTCTACTGCCCCGACTGTCTGCCGAAAGTAACCGGTCGCAAGGGCTTCTATGTCGGTTATCCCAAAGCCTTTAGCCCGACGCTGCGCCGTGAGATTCGCAAGAGGGACGCCCACACCTGCCAGGTCTGCGGAGTTGTAAGCCCGCCGACCAGAACGCTGCACGTTCACCATATCGACTATGACAAGCAGAACTGCAATCCGATGAATCTGGTTTCGCTATGCCCCAACTGCCACAGCAAGACACAATTCGGGTTGCCCTCATGGACATTCCGGTTGCAAGCGCTTATGTCTGGGCGGTTTCCTCAGCCACTGGCGCAACCCGCTCGATGATAACTTCTCGGATTAGGACCGGCCCGCCGTCAGGTCCGCCAACAGTCACAGACTTCTTCCGGTCTCCCATCTCTGCCGCAATCTCGCCCAGCGTCTCGCGCCAGGCTGCCTCATTCCACAAGCGCCCCTTTTCGTCTGGCTGCCACTTGATCTTCTCAAGCGCATCGGCGTGCTGCTTGAGCCGTGCGACACGCTCCTCTTTCAGCGCCAGGCCGGTATTGAGCGCACTCTCCAGCCGCTCCTTGCGCAATGCCTCGATCTTGTCACCGTGCTTCTTGCGATAGTACGTTGCCCCTGCTCGTGACGGCAGGGGGATGCCCTTCTCCGCACACCACGCGACGATAAGCCGCCAGTCATAATCGGCTGCCAGCCACGTCAAGAGGATTTGTCGCTGCGCCTTTGTGAGCCGATTTGCCGCCATCTGCTAAACCGTGTTCAACCTCTACCGTCACGCTGAGAAGTTGCCCGCGCATCCCGCTCGGCGCCATCACTGCGTCCATGCCACTGTCGTCGATGTCCAGTTTCAACCGTGCGCCGCCATCCCCGGCGATCTGGATAGCGGATTGGAGCATGCTAATCGTCGCAAGGAAGGTGACAGGCATGCGCGCCTCACACAAACGACAAAAGCCAAGACCATTAATGGTCTTGGCTTTTCGGTCTTTCCGATTGCCGACCCGGACTGTGTCCAGGTCTTGCGATGGTTGCTGTCCGGTGCACGTGATACCGGATGACCTGCCCGTTGCGAATCTCGATCGTCACATCAGCATAGTCGTGTGTTGGATCGCCAACGAGTGGGCAGGCAGCACACCAGCGCCTGAGAGCATCTTCAATTGTCGTCTGCGGGGCCATTGTAGCCCCTCCCTACGTCATCAGTATGGCAAAAGTGCCCTGTCTTGTCAAGTGGTCGAATGCATCACCCGATTGTAGTACTCCCGATGCCGCTTATTGTCTCCCAGGCGCCGGCACTCGTCATTGCAATACCGCAGCTCGCGCCCGCCTGTCTCTACCGTGTTGCGCGTGAATGACTGGCCGCAGCCGGGGCAGGTCCGCGTGTAGGTGTGGTAGCGCGCTCGTGAGCGCGCAGGTTTGGGTGTGGCTGGCGGGATGTCTATCAGGCAGTCAAACGTAACCGCCGGCCGGATGTCCCGCTCTGCTGGCTTGGCCTCGACCGCGCCGATTGCCTTGCGCTGGAGGTACTCAATGAAGCCATCTCGGATGCCGCTGCCACTGTTGGCGTTGCTGAAGTGTGTCCCACATGCGATGCTGTCCATGCTGGGCATGCCTTACCCTCCCCTGTGTTCCTTCCCCCAACCGCGCTCGTACTGACTACAGCGCAGGCGGGCAAGGTCAGTCATGGCGGCGCGCGTGCGGCTGAGTTCTATGGCGAGCCTGACGCGCGCCGTTGGCTTCGTCTGCATCTCTACCCATAGCGCGCAGTACGCGCGCACCAACTCCTTCTGGTCATTGGGCAGATCGCACAGATTTGGTCGTGTCTCTGGCATCAGCGTTTCCTCCCCACCATTCTCAGCGCATCCCACCATCTGGCGACGCACTCTACCACGGCCATCATGCAGGCGCCCAACGATTCGGACGGATACACGTCGTAGGAGACCGATGGGTCATATGGTGTTCGCTGCGGTAGCGGCGGATCGTAGCTCACCAGCCGCGGGTCTGGCGTGTCCAATGCAGCCATCAGCCGCACCGCTTCGTCTTCTGTGATCGGCTGGCCCATGAAACTAACTGGCAGCAGGCCGTTGCGCTGCGCCGACGATAGGCCGCCGTCTACCGCTGCCCTCTCTCTCCGCGGCCCACCACACCACACACAATCGCCCCGATCGTCAGCGTTCTGTTTGCCACAGTAGAAGCAGCGCCAGGTGCGCGGCGGGGTAGAGATATACTGCACCGATGTGATCTCGCCACCATTCAGAGCCGATGTGAGTTCATCCCAAACATTGCCGATGTTAGGCGTCATCGCTTCCTCCTGTACTGCCAGAATGCACCGCCTCGTCTGCCCCCGTCTTCGTCGGCGTCCAGTCTATCACGAGCGTTGGGCCGGACTCGTGCGGTCTCGTGCTCTTTGGCGGCGCGACCGGATCGGGGCTGGCCGCTGTGCGATCGGTGTAGATCGTGGCGTCGATCATCGTTTCCTCCGCTGCCACTTCTTGCGCGCCTCGGCCCAGGTTAGAGCAGGGGCCGGCTCATGATCTCGGAACAGAAAATCACGCTGCCATTCGTATTCCCTGAGCCGCAGTGTACGCATTTGTGCCCGGATGATCGGACGCACCGCCCGCATTAAGCGTACCAGTTTACGGCCAAGGGTGCTTAGCACGCGCATGAGCGGCTTGAGTGCCTCCACGAACGCATTGATGGCCTTGCCCAACTCCACAATGCACGCTGTCACCTGGTCTGCCGTCATCGTGCTATAGTCTGTCATGCCGTCTCCCCTATGGCAATGCGCCTCTCCGCGTCGGCGGCTTTGAGCGCAGCGTACAGCTCTGTGTCGTCAACGTAGAACTTGTCCAGGTTCATGTTGCGCAGCAGTCCCCTGACCGTTGTTTCGATGGCGCGCTCAGTCAGCGCGACGAACGCGCCGCGGTAGGGAACAGTGTGCACGATCTCGTCTGTGCCGACGCGCTTGACGTAGATGTTCGGAATTGTTGTCACGTTGCCTCCGTTGTGCGCAACTCCCATGCGGTGCAGCCGAATGGCATAGCGTTTCTTCCCTTACCCTGAGAGCACCACCAGATAGCCCGCCTGTTCTTGTCTCTGTCCCTGTATCCGTGTTCGCATGTCTCGCACGTGTCGCAGTGCTTCTCCACGACGGGATGCGCCTCGATGTCAGCGTACACCGACGACTTTGTCACACTTTCAACAATCGCCTTCGTCAGTCGCTCGATCGTATCGCCACCAATAGCGTCAAGCGCCTTGACCACATCTACACGGTCAATCAGGACACCCAGTACCACCGTTGTAAGCGTAGCTCGTGCGTCATCAACATTCACGTTGTCACCTCTACCGGAAAGTTTAGGTAGGCAAACTCCCCGAAATACTCGCGGGCCGCGGCATCGTAAGCGCGTGCAGCATCCACTTCGTCAGAAAAATTACCGATAAACCTGTTCCTGTAGTTATACTCGATTTGTGCCCGCCACTTGCAGCGACGCTTCTCCCATGACACGCCCTTGTATGCTGATGTTCCCCTACGGGGTCGTTGATTGAAGTTGTTCTGCGCCTGCGTACACCTGCGCAGATTAGTCTTCCTGTTATCGAGCGTGTCGTGAAGGCGATGGTCAACCTGCTCCCCCGGCTGTGCATTCATGATGAATTGCGACATCTGAAGGTCGTGCCGCTTCCCGTCTCCGTCATACACCGTTGTGTGCGCACGCCATCCCCCCGTCGTTTCGTCCCTCATGGCGCGCCACGAATATGCCGATACCCTGTCGTAGTCCTCGGCATCAATGAGGGCAAACTGTCCTAGCGTCAGCGGTATTACGCGCGCCGTCTTCTCCAACTCTGCGTACAGTTTCTCCAAGTCTGTCATGCTTCCTCCATGCGCTTCATCACGCGCAAGCATAGCTTGCAGGTCACACCATCGCTTCCTTGCCGCCCGCTGATTTCCCACCCCTCGCATGATCTGCCGCAAAGCGTTTTCGGCTGCCTGGGCAACACGGCGTGCTGCGCCGGGCGGCCACGCATGCGCGTGCTGTCCCAGAAGGCCCAACGTCCTTGAGGCACAACCACAAGCAGAGCATCTGTCAGTTGTGTCATGCTCCCTCCCGCGTCGTCGCCATGCGTGCCTCGTACCCCAAGACATGGCTATCGTACACCCACGGCAGCCCGCGCCCCGTGAGCCATGCGGCCCAGTCGGTGCGCGCTGGGCTGATGTGTAGCACCCCGTCGCTGGCGGGCCAGAGCGCAAGGACGCGATCGCGGAAGGCAGCGAGCAGGATCGGACGCTGCGCGGGGAGGATGCGGGACACGTCAGTGACAGAAAAAGCGCGGGCGTCAAGGTCTGCGGTCATGGGCGGGCCTCCACTTTGGCGAACTCGATCACCCAGACCCACGGGTTCTTGTCCCAGCCATAGCCGCGCTTGGCATTGATCTTGTCCCACAACTCGCGATATGCACAGATATACTCGCTATTCTTGTGCGTTGCGCGCATGTCATCGGAGTAGAGGCGCGACGGAAACACGCCTTCCGCAATCGCGCCCGCCTCCGTGATGTCCTGCAACCTTTCGACCCGCACGGCCCCGACACGCAGCGTCCAGCGAGACGCCCAGCGCGGCATGAAGATGGACGGGCGTTTCCACCAATGATCTATACCCATTCCGCGGTCACTGCGCTTGCCGATATTCATCTGCTGCAAGTCGCCTACCGCGAAGCGGCATGATGTACCGCCGACAGCAACAAAGCGCCATCTCTGCGCACCCGTGGCCGTCTTGCCATTGCGCACCCACCGCCCGAAGCGGTAGTGAGTCTCGCGCAACCACAGCGTATCGCCGGGCACGCCGTAGGGACACGCCGGTACACACCATTGCTCTTGTGCAAGTCCAAAGCCAGCAACGCCAAACGTTCTCCCGTTGATCGCGCTGAACACAACGCCGCGCTGTGCATTACCTGGATAGACCCACTGCGGTTGTGGCGTCACGACCCGCCGCGTCTCGGTCTTCCTGCCTGCCAGAATCGCACGCACCATTTCGCCGCTCATCAGGATAGGTTTTTCGTGTGATGTGGACATATTCCTCCATTCCTCGCTTTCCCCTGATTACAGTTACAGCAGAGCAATTGCACATTATCCCGCGGCCATCCCTGTTCTCGTAGTGACTGGAGAATAGCAATCCTATCTCTACCGAACTCCCGCCGATGGTCTGCGCCGTCATTGTGGATGTGGTCAAGGTCTAGGAATAGCGGCTCGCTTTCGCCGCAACATGCGCACTTCGCCCCGTATGCCTCAATCATTTCAGCGCGAAGCTTTGCATTTCGATCACGCTGCCAGCGGGCGTTGTACTCGTACAGACGCGGCCTGTTTTCTTGCTGATACCTCAATTGTCTTGCCCGTTGCTGTGGTTTCGTTCTGGCGTAATGTTCTTTCTTTTGCGCTGCAATGCACACACGGCAGCGACTCTGAAAGCGGTCAAAGGTCTTTGAGCACCTACCGAAATGTTGTTCGTCTCTCGGCACGGCTAGTTTGCACCCGCCGCAAATCTTCTTACCGGTGTTGAGTGCGTCAATGTAGTCCTTGGCTGTCACACCTATGCGGCTTGCGGCGCATTTCACCCATCGCTCCTCGCCAGAGAAGAGAATCGGATGCTCAGCCATTGGGCCACTCCTGGCGCGCCATGTCCGGCCAGAGCGCGGTGATGCTGGATTTCAGGAAGACGGGGATATTCATGATGTCGCAGGCTTCAATGATGCCGTCCACCCATCGGCGCTCAGGTCGATGCTTTTCCGCGCCCGGGCCGGACTCAGCACCCACGATACACCACTGCGCCCAGTGAGCGAACGCCGATCCGACAAAACCGTGTAGCGGCTCGATACTGACAAACTTGTGCGGCCACGTCACATCTACCATGCCGGCCGCGGTCGTGATGTCTATCTGCTGATTCGTGACCGACGCCCCGATCCACAGATTCGGGAGCATATGCGGTGTTGCATTGCCAAGCATCGCCGTGATATTCTGCGGCCACTTCGTCAGCATGTAGAACGTGTGCTGTGGCGCGTATGCTATCGCACACAACACCTCCCCAAACTGCTCCCGCGAGACCCACGGGCCAAAGAAGTCTGTCATGCTCCCGCAGAAGATCCGCGACGGCGTCTTGACCTTCATCGGTTCGTCAAGGCGCTCAGGATGCCACGTCGGCGCGAAGCCGTTCGGGAATGCCTTTGTGCCGGCAAAGCGCGTCGCAATGCCGCGGGCGTAGCAGTAGGGACATGGGCCATCGGCAGGGCCACAGCATCCCGTGAGTGGATTCCATGTCCAGCCGCGTCCGCCCAGGTCGTTGCGCAACCAATCAATACTCGTTCGGTTCATCACTCTACCCCTGCCGCTTTCAGCGCGGCGTCGGCTCGACTCGCCAACTGCGATATTGCTATCAAATCCATGAGCGGCGTCCCTGGGCGCTGTAGCAATTTCTTCAGCAGGGGGCGCATACCTGTTAGCGCGGTGACTAGGTCGTCGTGGGCGTTGACGGCGGCGCAGATGCCGTCAAGATGGGCGACGGTCTCTGCTTGCGGTGTTACCCCGCCGTCGCGCTTCCATATTTCTGCCGCGGCAATCGCGCTGCCGTCTGCGTCTAGGATGTATAGCCCTGCCCGCGTGACTGGCGTCTTGATGTGCTTCATCCCTTCCTCCCTCGTCCCCCGTCCATTCCCCGGCCACGGCGGGTCGCCCATGTCCTCGAGTTGCTTGCAGGTGTAGTCAGGCATCACTCAGCCTCCGCCTTTGCCGCGGCCTTGCGCCCCTCGTCCGCGACATGTCGCCGGGCAATCAGCCGCGCCTCTAACTGCTTGATCATGGCGTGCTCGTCTTGCCACTCAAACATCGCTCGTCCATCTGCCAGTTGCGCGGCTTTCAGGATCATGTTGCTGTAGGTGATGAGGGCATTCTGCCAGCCCCAGGCTGCGCCACACCACAACGGACACGTGAACGTGCTTTCTTTTGCGACCTTATGTACCAAGCACGATGCCAGTTGCGCACTGCTTTTCCCGTCGTTGTCGTACATGATGCAGCCGGCGCAGGTGTTTGTGTTAGCCATGTGACGCCTCCTGCGCGTAAAGTGCATGAAGGGCGCGGCAGATAGCGGCTGGACGCGTAGAGCCATCTCGCACAACCCCGCAATCATACAAGTTGATGCCCTTGTCCGGTGTCCACATGGATGACCTCGCTCTCCACCCGCGTTCTTTGTAGCGCGGATCAAACGCAACCTCGAATGTCCACATAGGATGTGCAGCCATCCAAACGTCTACCGCATACCCTGCGCTGTCTTCGTCTGTGTAGTAGTGATCTACTTCGGCCACTTTCGTCGGTGACGTATGGCCTGGCGCAAAGTAGTCGATCGGGCCGTCAATGCTGATTAGCTCTTTCGGTATGCCGATGATGTGCTCGGCTATCCACGCGTCCATCTCCCTGCCTGTCAACTCAGCCATGTCTCTCCCCTCCCATCTCGCGTTTCAGCAGCGCCGTGCCCGCCTCTGTCAGCACGTCATCATGGAGCGCGGCGTCTGGCGCATGGTAGCGGTCATACGCAGCCTGCAGGACAAGCGATGCAAGCTCCCTCGCCGACACATTGGCGCTGACGACATGCACCGGCCAGTCTGGATAGGCGAAGCCTGAGCAAAAGCCGTGGTAGGCGCACGACACGGCGTAGCGCAGGGCGTGCAGGATGCGTTTCATCTCACCACCTCGCGTACCTTGCGCCACACGCAGCCGGCGGCATACACCACCATCCACACGGCGATGAAGGCCAGGGATGCAAGGACGGACACGAGCAGGTTGCTGTCGGAATCGTCGGTCATGGAAGGACCTCCCAAAACAATATAACATCTAACACCACCCCTTAAAGGGGGGTGGGTGTTAGTTAGATAACGTTAGCTAACATCGTCTAACATGTTAGAATCATCCCCGCTACCTGGTACCAAAATCGCGAGCAGACCCCACTTATCCCCCCATTTTCCGAACACATTCCCCTTGCCGCGATTGAGCGTTGTGCATAGCACGGCCAACTTGTCTTTTTCCTCCATCTCGAGCTCGAGCGCGAGCTCCGCCTGTGTCATACGACGGCCCGCCAGACACGTTTCTATCCGGCGCCTGAGCGACAGACCCTGGGCCAGCTCGGCGTCTTCAGAGACGCGGATGCTGGAAATCTGCACACGCACAAGCTGCTCGCTTTGATCGTTCTCGTAGACCATGCCGAATCCAAGACCGTCGCGCTGTAGAGGCCCAAAGTTCACTTTGCGATGGTAAAGACCAACGCGTGTATGAAAGTCCTCTAGGTCTTTGGCCGGCTTGATCTGCCAGACCGAACGAGCCAGGTTCGTCTTGTAGACTGACCCATACGGTGACGCTTTTTGCCCGTCTTGCAGGTTCTTTGCCACGTGGTCGATCAAGAGCGAGGAAACGCGCAACTGTCGGAGTGCATTGAACATGCGTATCGCCAACTCAGCTTCGTTGGGATCTCCGCCGCACGCTGGCCCCAGACTGTCAACAATCAGGAATGAGATCGCCTTATCTGATACCATGTCCTGAATCGTCTCGATGTCCTCAGCCAGCGGGTGAAAGCAGTAACGGTACGCAATCTGTGTTATCGGCGTGTTCATGCCCGCGCAGATCGCTTTCACCCGTTCGTTCTGTGTCTCCGCAGATGTTTCATAGTCCAGGTACAGCACATTGCCCTGCGTGGGTCGCAAGCCCAGCGCAGAATGCCCGGATTGTACCAAGATCGCTGCTAGGAGTGCGATAAAGCTCTTGCCCGTCCCCCCCTCTCCAAAGACGATCGCCGGCATGCCTTCCGGCACGAGCGGTCGCAAGCGATATTTCGCACCACCGGATAGCGGGCGATCGCCAATCATCACGAGCGGCTCACCCATGCGGTGCATTTCGAGCGTCTCAAAGCACAGCTTTTCCACGATGCCCGGCCAGTCGATGACCGGATTCGCTTCCTTGAGCTGCTTTGCCAGCGCGTTCTTTGCCTGGGTACTCGTCAGGTTGATGCGTGCCTGGTGGATGTGGCCGGAATCGACCGGGTCCAATGACTCGACGCGTATTTCAGCGCTGGTCGATTGGTCGCGCCGATTGTCAGACAGGCGCTTGACCATAACCTGTATTTTCTCGGTCGGCCATAAGAACCGCCATCCCCCGGGTGTGTCGAAGACTTGCGCATCAGATGCTGGCACGGTCAGACTCCTGGATTGCGCTGTATCTCTGTCGAAATGACTCCCCGCCAATGGCCTGACGGATTGACCGGCTTTGCTGGCGGCTTGGGCGCGGGCGTTGCCGCCGGCGGTGTGGCGTTCGGTGCGAGCTTGACTGTGATCCGCCGCGGGCAGACGTGCGGCGAGCCGTCCCCGTTTGCCTTGCTGCCATCGGTGTAGCGCGAGACGATCACACCACAGGCACACTGTATCACGTCGGCGATCACCAGCGCCGGGCAGTCGTGAATCAGCCCCGTCGTGGCGTCATAGGTGCGAAGCTGTGCCGTTGTCTCGTAGCCGCGATAGGTGAAGATCAATGCACCGCAACGGCAACGACGGCGCTCGGATTCCCCCCTGCCAGGACATGTATCACGTAGGCTCATGCTACACCTCAATAAGAAGGATACCCCACACCATGACAAGCCGGTTGCTGAGACCTGGCCCGCGGTGTGGGGTATCTAGGTAGAACACATGAGTTGGGTAAAGAAAAACGACTTGTTCATCACGGGTGTTCCTTCAGGTCTCAGCACCTGCATTGTAAGCCATCCTCGCCGAAATGTCAAGCCCCTTGTCAACTACTTTCCAGCCCCGTCACGCGCTCAGCAGGGCGATCCTGCTCATATCCCCAGCCTCAGTTGCGCTTGCGCCGCTTCGATCCGCTTGCAGGCCACACGATACGAGTGAGCGTCAATGTCAATGCCGATGAAATGGCGTCCCTGTGAAATTGCCGCTACTCCAGCACTTCCACTGCCCATAAACGGATCCAGGACCGTAGCGCCTGGTGTGCGCGCTATCAATCGTCGCGGGAGCTCGAGCGGGAATTGTGCAGGATGATACTTCTTCTCACCAGTCCAGTTGCTTTGTGGCGACGGTATCACCATCCAATTGTGCGTGTTAGAACGCCCCGATTGCATCCTGGTGCGCTTCCCTTTCCGAAACAGGAAGATCCACTCAGCCAGGTAATTCCAGTCGCCGGTTATCTTGCTGGTCCCTGCCAGGTTGGGCTTGCACCAGACAAGCATTTGTGCAAACGTCAAGCCGATGCTCTCAGCAAGTGGCCGCAGCCAGAACACCATTGCATCACTGATGACAGCGTAGACGCGTGCCCCATCAGACAAGAGCGGAAAGGAGAGCGCCAGAACGTCGGCAACCAGCTTCTTGTGTGCGTCATCGTCAATGGCGTCTGCGTATCCGGTGTATTTCAGTCCAACGTTGTATGGCGGACTAGTAACGATGATGTCAACGCTCCCCGCTACCAGCGTCGGCAGCACATCCTCAGCGCGTCCGTGGTACAGCGTCGCATCGCCAATCGTCACGCGCTCAGCCATCCCCCTAGCTCCCTATCACGCGTATACTTCGCGCCTTCCCCGGCTTCCACGCCACCACTTTCAGCCGTGCCAGCGCCGCCACATGCAGCGCGACCGTGCTCGTGCTCGCCAGATGCGCTTCAACGGCGATCTCCCGCAGGCTGGGCCCGAAGCCCTCGCGCTGCCAGAGGGTGCAGATCGCATCGTAGACCTGGCGCTGCGCAGCGGTCATGGTCGCCCATTGCCAGTTCGGTTGATCTTCCACGTGTCCTCCCTAGCGGCGTGCCAGTTCTTCGTCGATGGTGATCGGCGCGGGCCGCTCGACTGGCGCAAGGCCTGCTGCTGCCAGTGCCTTGTCGGCTTGCTCTAGCGTCATCTCTACGATGTCACACGTCGTGTCAATCCACGTTCCCGCCGGTGTTTCGTCAACCAGCGTGTTAATGGTTTCGCGCGCCTCTTTCAGCGCCGCGACGAGGGTGTCGTGCTGGTTGACGACTGAGCAGACGCGCTTTACCTCAGCCTCGTTGCAGAACAGCGTAAACGAGAAGCCGTCGCCACACTGCACCTCTGTGCCCTGGTAAATGCCTTCGCCGTCTATGACAACTGTATACGACCACGGCACCGGATACATGATGTCCATCTACCCCTCCGCCACTGCCGGCGCCAATGTGCCGTGCGCCGGGGATAGTCCCAGATACCCCAAGACCTCATGCTTTCCTGTCTGCGGCAATCGCCACAGTGCCCGCCAGCCGAATCGTTCCAGCCGCTCAATCAATATGCCTTCCAGTTGCCGCTTCGTACATGGAAAGTGCGTCGCAAAGACGCCCTTGTTCCAGATGAACACATGCGACTCACCGACACCACATGGCAGATAGGCAATCAGGTCATCACCAACAATCGCCCATTTGCCCCTCGGCACGTCGCCCCGTACTAGAGCCGACCGCAGCCAATTGGGAAACAGAGCATGGCGACAATCGGTATGAGCGTCCACAGGCGAACTACAAAGCGCCGGAATCCACGCTTGATCTTGTCCCATAGCTTCATCACCATATGCACTCCGTTGTTCTCCCCCAACTCCTCTCTCGCTATTGCCCCCTATGGGCCGATCAGATGACTACACCTGTACGTCCTTGCAATACTGGTCGAGGACGCTGGCTATTCGCTCAACGGTACACGTTTGCTGATAGACACGGTCAGCTACCGGACACAACGGCGGAACGGGCGTCTTCACGCGCGGGTCAACCGCTTCCATCTGCATGAGGATGGGCTTCATCTGCTCGCCCAGGGCCGACACCGTCTTGTCAAGCATTGCCAGCGCGTTGTCGAGCACCTCCAACTGCACGGTGACTTGCCGTGCAGGTTCTGGTACTGATGGCCGATCACTTGGATAGGTTGCCACGGTCTTTCTCCTTGAGACTAAGCCGCATTGTCTGGAATGCGTCCATAATATCTACGCCTACAACATCGCAAGCCGCGATGTCCGGCGGTAGTACGCCCATGTGAAAATACAGGATGTCGGAATTGATAACTATGACCTCGGCAATCCTGGCAACGCGGTTCATCCCCGGTCGCCGCATCCCCGTTTCGATGTCGTGCAGGAATGGAGCACAAATGCCGATCTGCCTCGCCGTGTCCTGCTGCGACAGTCCCAGAAACTCACGGTGTGATTTAACGCACGCACCGAGGCGCTCATAGGTATGCCACTGGTTCTGACTCATTTCTACCCTCTATGCCCGCTGTTGCCATGCACAACGGGCGATCACAACCGCTCATGGCCGCGTGCCGCTTGCTACGGGGTCTGGTACATGCTTGGCGTCGAACAGCTACCAGGATTCATCGAGCACCATAGGTAGTGAAGCCACAGCCACATCAGTCATCACCTCCCCGTCCGTTATTCTGAGCTGGCTTGCACCACCGGGCCAGCCCCGATCTCTCCTTGCCGTGGTCGTCCTCCCGTCATCATCACCCCGATAGATCGGGGGGCCAGGCTTGCGCTCGTGGGCCTGGCGCTCTCGTTTCGCCCTAGCTGCGGTGCAGGCCATGCCAGTCGTTCGCTTTGGTACGCGTCCTCCATTCCGGGCTGCACGTGTGCGGTTCTGGCTGCCAGTCGGCCGAGCCGCCCCGCTATCTTTCGCAAAAAGATATCTGGGTGTGTGGTGCAGGGCGGGGGACTCTCACCCCTGGTCTGCCTCAGGCTTGCGACGAAATTACGCCGCTCATCACCATTCGGCTTGCTGATCCCGTCCCTCCGCTGGTGCTCTGGAACGCCCGGGCTTCGGACCGCCCCGCATGATTGCCTGAGTGGGTTTCTCTCGGACGGAATCGGCATACCGTACCACTCTCCCGGCCTACACACCCTTGCGGGCTGCCTGTCTTGGGAGCGACTAGCTTGTATCACGCTCCCTGTAGCGCCTCACGCCTGCGGACTGATGTCAAAAGACTGCCGCTGTTCGCGCCTTTGTCCCGCTCTTGTATACCGCTGGGCGTGCGGTAGAGCCGATACAGTATCGCCTGCCTGACTCGTTACACCGGACGCTCTCGACGCTGATACGTCACTCAGCGCCCACGTACTCCTCAGCTACGGGCGTTTCTGTTTTATGACACTGGTTGCGTCCGGGCGTGCGATCACACAAGTTCTACTGACTCTTTCGAGCACCGTATCGGCTCTGTTCTGCTAACCACTGGGAAGGTCGATCCGTGTTTGTTCGCAACCTAGAAGCGCCGATCAAACGCCCATCTTGCGATCCGGCCCTAACGCCGTGATTAGCAGAACAGAAACGACAGTCTTTCGGTAGGCGGGGGCAGCCGTTCACCACCCCCGCCGTTGTACAGGTTCCAGACGTTATTCAGTTGTGCAACGCAATCCACTGCGAGACCTATTCCATCCGTTGCACCTCCTGTGGTGCAGACTCAGGCGCCGCCGCTTCGCTCACGGGCTTCTTGACTGGCCTGATGCTGACACTTGGCTCGCCGACACGACGGGCGGCTGCCAGTTCGGGATGCGCAATTAGATACCCGTCTAGCTTCGCCCCGTCCCACGTCACGCGTCCTTTGGCGTAGATGGCCTGGTACAAACTGCCCTTGACACTGCCCCCGATCTGTAGCGTCTGCTCGATCACCGCTGTGCGGAGGCTGGCGATCTGTGCGTCAAGGGGTGCGGTGATCTCGGCAAGCTGGCGCTCGAGCGCAGCAGTCTCAGCCAGAAGCTCATTGATGCGCCCACCGAGCGGGTGCGTCATCTCGATGTCCATGCGCTCAGCCTCGATCTCCGCGATCTTGTTCAGCATGGTCTCCACGAGGGCCACGACGGGGCCGTTGACGGGCGTCTTTGGGATGATCATGTCCCCACCTGCTCAGCATCCTCAGTCTGACCGGTGGTGGGCTTCGTCGTCACGAGCCGGCAGAGCGTCAGCAGCTCGTCGTCGGTGCACAGTGTGGGGTTGGTGCGCTTGAAGTTCTCGAAGGCATACTTTGTCACATCGTTCACAGTCCAGTTAATATCGCCGCAGTGCGCCTTGATGAAGGCCAGTCGCTCATCGCGGCCGGTGGGGATGGGCTCAGTGGCGCGCTCCCTGTGTGCGGCCAGTTCTGCGTCGGCTTGAGCGGGTGACATGCCCGTCAACTCTTCTACGGCCGTGTCAGCAGCCGCCTTCCGCTCCTCTTGGGTCATGGCAATCTCGCCCGTCTCTGCCGGGGCGCTCAATTCCTCAGAGATGTCCACGCCAGCCATGCGCTGCGGGCAGACGATCTTGGCGCCACGACTTAGCGCCCGCGCATACAGCATATCACGCGGGTACTTGGTCCATAGGTCGTTCTTGGAGATCAAGCCGGCCTGCTTTGCCATCTCGATGGTGTATGTCTCAGAGTGGCAGAGCTTACCGTTCTCATAGAACTCGATCGTGCAGTCGTTGGCCGTGTGCTTGATCACCCGGAAGTTGTAGCGGCCATCCTTCTTGACCAATGCGCCCATCAGGTCGGCAGACAATGTGGGCTTGCCGAACAGGATGTCAATACCGATCATGCTCGCCATCGCCGGAAAGCCTAGCTCGCGGCCCGCCAGAATCTTGACGACGGCCTGCGCTTCCGACTTCACATCGGTAAACAGGCCGCTCTTGAAAAACACGCCGCCCAGTTGCATCACATCGCTGAGCGCCAGGTTGCGCTCATTGCCGATGGTCAATCCTCTCTGTGTGTCCATTCCCTTTCTCCTTCGATCAATTCCCCGTAACTACGCTCCCTGATGCTTCCCGTCGCCGCATCCTGGACTGCCAGGCGTAATCGCTTGCGGGCCGCTCGGACATTTCCATCCGTCAACTACTCAAAGTTTGTGTGGGCAAAAGGCCCAAAATGCTGCTTTGCGTATTCATCATAGACCAGAGCAGCTTCCTGTTCGGTGGCATAGAGACCCAGGTAGACCTCTTTCCCGCCAAGCCTGATCTGTGCCTGCCAGTTGTTAGTGGACTTGTGCCAACTAACACCTTTGTATTGGCTGCTTCCACCCTTGCGCGGCCGCATGTTCTGCGCGTTCTGCTGCGGCGTTGCCTTGCGCAGATTGCCGCGGCGGTTGTCAAGCGTGTCGTGATTGATGTGATCTCCGTGCTCTCCGGACAGGCAACCGAGGATGAATCGGTTCATGCGCATGTGTCCGCGCTTCCCATTCGTCCTAGGAAGGTTACATTCGGCGTAGTAACTGCGCGTACAGCGGTTCCACTGTGCAAACCACGCAAACGCACTCACCGCCTCATAATCTTCGTCATCAACAATGGCCACTTGGCCCTTGGTCAACGTAATCTCTCGCATGTCCGATCTCCCTGTGCGTGATCTCCCTCAAATCCTGCCGCTCGATCTGCCCCATTGTCTGCTGTGCCAGCGTGCGTATCCATGCGCAGGTCTGGCAATCCGGGCTGTCAAGCGAGAGGGCGATGATGTCAAGCAGGCGCCCCAGTTCCGAAACTTTCCGATCTTCTTTCATCCTCTCTGCGCCGCAATCCATGCAGGCGGCGCTCTGCGCTAATCGGTCACTCCCAGGGCGTTTCTGATACGCTCAGCCATGTCCATGTCAACGTACAGCCGATACGTGAGCCCGCCCGTTGGTGAGTCTTTGTGATCCCACAGGTCTGAGAGGATGTTGTAAAGCTGCCTCTCTAGCGCCAACTGCCGGCGCTCCGTGTCCGTTAGTTGCCCCACGTTTTGACTCCTTCGACCACGGCGACCGGTGCCATCTGCGCCCTGTACGGCGTGAGCGGGTCCTGGTGTGGTGACTCGACGTGTCCGCATGTGGGGCAGTGCAGCATTGTCACGCCGTCAACCGTCACTCGCACAAGCCAGCCGTCACCGTTCGGGCAGCGATCGTCGCTCATAGCGCTATCTCCCTATTCTGCCAGCATGCGGGGTGCGCTGGCCCATTGCCCGCCCAGATGCTGCCCTGCAGATCTGCCAGAGACGCAAACTTCTTGCCGCAGAATGGGCACGTCTCTCCGACATACATTGACATGGCTGTCTCGACAAGCGCGTCTTTGTTCTGTGGCGTTATGGGAATGGCGCACATAATGTAGCCGTCGTCGCTCATAGTGGCCCCACAATCACCGCTGCGCCGATGACGGCCAGCAATGCGCAGAGGGCGAAGACGATCAGCTCATTCCAGGTCAACTCACGTTTCAGGCCGCCGCCCCGCGCGGTGTGGCTGGGCGTTGCATAGGGTCTGGCTGTCCCTCCGATTCCTTTCAGTAGCGTCGTGCCTGCCTCTACGGCGGCGTCGTCTTTGTGGGCGCGTCCCAGGTCGTAGGCTGTGTGCACGGCGGAGTAGATGACTTTGAACAGGACATCATGCGGCTCAGATTGGGCGCAGGCAGTCGCGGCGATGAGACATCCCATGTCCATTCTCTCGTCATCCGTGGGCGTGAATGGAGTATTGGCCCACCTCCGCATCACGGCCTGTGCGCGCTGGATAACTTCTCTGCTCGTGGTCGGCGTGTCAATCATGCCGCTGCCTCCTCACTCTTCCGCACCATCGCGCCATGCGGGCAGTGATCAAGACGCATTTCCTGCACTTCGCTGTATGCCACTCGATCGACTGTCAAGCCGTTTTCGATCATCTCAGCGACGGACTGCCCGGTGTCATGGTCGCCACGGTCAACGGTCATCGCTTGGATGCACCCACACTCAGCCCGGCCTACGTATGCGTATGTCATGCCGCCACCCCCGTCTCCGCGTAGTTCTGCCTGCGAGCGATCTGCCGCGCCCTGTCCTGCACCTCATAGTACCCCCAGCCGGCGATAGTGTCCACGGCATGGCCGCGGTGCAGGATCGTTGCCGTCACCGCCTGGTCACTCTCACGCATCCCCATGCGGACTGTGTAGGGCGGATTCTGCTCGATCGCTCTCACTGCTCTGTCCAGGTCTGACATTGGCGTCTCCTTGCTGCCGGCGTGCGTATTCTGCCATAATGAGCCGATGGATGAAGACGGTGCAGGGCAGCCCATCACTCGCTGCCATTGCCTGTGCTGCCCGCTTGGCGACGAGTGATGTCTGTAGCACCATTGTGCCCGATCCCTCTGCTCTCCGTTTGCTCATGGGTACATACTAGCACAGTCTGGGGCGATTGTCATACGCCATTTGGCCTATCTTCGGTCGCCGCGATGTAGTCCAGAAACTTCTCGCTCCAGCCGCTGATTTCGGCTGTCCAGACACCCTTGTAGCTGATGCCGTGGCTGTGCGCGGAGACGTCAACGATGTAGTTGCGCGCGCCGAATGGAGCGGGCATCCTGTTGACGATGTCACAGTCCTGCGAGTCGCTGAACACAATGATACGATCGGGTGTCTCGCGCTCTTTCCCCTTGATGAACTCAAGGCATTGCCGCGTAAAGATTCCCCCACCACCGAGACGGTCACGCTTGATGTCGTCGGCCAGCGCCAAGCCATGGCGTGGGCGCA